GTATTATTTCATATACTACACCTAGCGAAACAGACCCTGTATTTACAGCATCGGCTGCGTTTGGAATCTCTTCTACTAATATCAGTAACTGGAATACAGCTTACGGATGGGGTAATCACGCATCGGCGGGGTATTTGACTTCGTCTTTAGCGGCAACAACATATCAGCCATTAGATGCAGATTTAACTGCTATTGCTGGATTAACAGGAACTAGCGGATTATTAAAAAAGACTGCGGCAAATACTTGGAGCTTAGATACAAACACTTATTTGACATCGTTTACGGAGACAGACCCAATTTTTGTTGCGTCTGCTGCCTATGGTATTACTAATACTAATATTAGCAATTGGAATACAGCATACGGTTGGGGAAACCACGCCTCCGCAGGATATTTAACATCAATTAACTCTTCTCAGGTTACAACTGCTTTAGGTTACACTCCTGAGAATGCTGCAAATAAAGGAATTGCTAATGGATATGCAAGCTTAGATGGAGCTGGACTAGTTCCTTCTACGCAGCTACCTTCTTATGTTGACGATGTATTGGAGTATGCTAATTTAGCATCTTTGCCAGCCACAGGAACAACAGGCAAGATTTATGTTACACTTGATACTAACAAGATTTATCGTTGGAGTGGAACTGTTTACGTTGAGATTAGCTCATCTGCTGGAGGTGGTGGAACGTGGGGTAGTATTATTGGCACATTGTCAAATCAAACAGATTTGCAGGCTGCTTTAGATGCTAAGCAAGATGATTTAAACGGAACTGGATTTGTAAAAGCAAATGGCACGACAATATCTTATGATAACTCAACATATTACCCTTATCCTACTGGAACTACAACTCAGTATATAACAGGAGATGGTACTCTTGCTACCTTCCCTTCTTCAATTGCTTCTGCTAGTCAGTTGACTACATTTGGCAGAAACTCAACAGGAGCTACATTATACAGAGGTACTGTTGTTTATATCTCTGGTTCTACAGGAAATGTTCCTAATTTCAGTAAAGCTCAAGCTAACGGAGAAGGGACATCTGCAAGAACATTTGGTGTCGTAAAAGACGATATTGCTAATAACTCTGATGGATATGTTGTAACAAATGGAACAATTGACAATTTAGATACTCGTTCTAGCGCTACGCATCCATTTACATCGGATACATTAGCAGATGGCGACACTGTTTACCTAGACCCTGCTACGGCGGGATATATTACAAAAACAAAGCCACACGCACCAAATCACTTAGTGTATATTGGAAAGGTTATTCGCACATCTCCTACTAACGGAACTATTGTTTATCAAATCCAAAATGGTTATGAGTTAGACGAGCTTCACAATGTTTACGCGCAAACTCCTAGCAATAACGATGGGTTGTTTTATGAAAGCTCTACAAGTCTTTGGAAAAACAAAACTATTGCAGCGGTTCTTGGATATACCCCATACGACGCATCAAACCCAGCAGGATATACTACAAATGTAGGTACGGTAACTTCTGTAGCAGCACTAACAATTGATTCTGCTGGCTCTGATATAACTTCATCTGTTGCAGATTCTACAACCACACCTGTCATCACACTAAGTGTGCCAGATGCTTCAACAATTGCAAGAGGTGTTGTTAATAATGGAACACAAACTTTTGGGGGTTCAAAAACATTCTCAGGTAATCTAAGTGTTATTAATGGTTCGTTTAGTGTAACAGGAAATTCTACATTAACTACATCTACTGGCAATACTACCGTTTCTATTTCAACTGGTGCGACAGTATCTGGTGCAACAAAGACGATAAATATTGGTACTTCAGGACTTTCAGGAAGTACAACAAATATAACAATAGGTTCTACTGCTGGAACAAATACAGTTACAGCTAGAGGAACTTGGACATTTGCGGGAAATATTACTGCTGCATCAATTATTCGTTCAGGCGGAACTTCATCGCAATTTTTAAAAGCAGACGGCTCTGTTGATTCAAGCACTTATTTAACTTCATACACTGAAACAGACCCAATTTATACAGCTAGTTCTTGGTACACTACAACTAATAACGCAAGCAACTGGGATACAGCTTACGGTTGGGGTAATCACGCTTCAGCAGGATATTTAACTAGTATTACATCTAGTAATGTAACTACAGCTCTTGGATACACTCCTGTAACTAATGCTCGTACATTAACAATTAATGGAACAACATACGATTTATCAGCAGATAGAAGCTGGACGATTAGTGCTGGAACTACATTAAATGGAACTGGATTCGTAAAGGCGTCAGGAACTACCATATCTTATGATAACAGCACTTATGTGCCAACAAATGGTACAGGAGCTACGGGAACTTGGGGTATTTCAATTTCTGGCAATGCAGCTACTGCAACAACATCTACTACAGCTGGCTCGGCAACAAATGCAATTAACTTGTGGGGTCCTGGAGCTAGCTATATTGCTAGTCAAAACGCAGGTACATCATATAGTAATCATATACAGATTCGCGAAGCTGGATTAGCTGGGGCGCAAGGAAGTAATGGAATATACGCTCCTGCTTTAGCATTCCATTGGTCAGGTGTGGTTGCTTCCAATATTGTTATGGAGGCTAGTGGAAGAATTGTAATAACAAACAATCCTGGAACTTCTTATGAAGCATTTGCTGCGGCAGCAATAACCTGTACATCTTTAACTGAAACGTCGTCAAAGAGATATAAAGAAAACATTGAAACTTTAGACTATTCTATTTCCGACATTTCAAAACTTATGCCAGTTTGCTATAACAGAATTGGAGAAACTAAAAAAGAAATTGGATTTATTGCGGAGGATGTCGAATTGGTTATCCCTGAAATAATTGAATATAATTATGATGGAGAAATAGAAGGAATATCTTATGGCAGATTGACTGCCGTACTTGTAAAAGCAGTAAAAGAACAACAAAAGCAGATTGAAGAATTGAAAAGTTTATTAGGTAAATAATATGGCATCATTAAAGAATACTACTATAAATGATACTGGACATCTTACGTTACCTGTAGGCACAACTGGTCAACGCCCATCTCCTGCAAATGGAATGATTAGATTTAATTCTGACTCAGGACAAATGGAATCTTACGTTGATGGAGCTTGGAGAACTGTTAGTGTAGATTATACTATTGAATTTGTACTGGTCGCTGGAGGTGGAGCTGGAGGAGGAGGTAGTAATGGTGGCGGCGGTGGAGGCGGTGGTGGAGTTATTATTAATAGTGGAACACTTGTTTCGCCAGGAACGGCGTACTCTATAGTTATTGGAGGCGGTGGAGGTGCTGTTATTGGAAGCGGAGCTAGAGGAAATCAGGGGGGTAATAGTACGGCATTTGGATTTACAGCCATTGGCGGAGGAGGTGGAAACGCTAACGGAAACTGGGGTGAAGCTCAAAATGACGGAGGCTCTGGTGGCGGTGGGGGTCGTGATACAGTTTGGGGAGATAGATTTTCGTTTGGATATGGAACTGTTGGGCAAGGTAATAATGGAGCAGGGGCTTTTAAAGGAGGTTATGCTTCTGCTGGTGGAGGTGGAGGAGCTGGAAACGGAGGTTATACAGGTGGAGATGACTTAAATGGAAGATATGACCCAATATCTTGTGGAGGTGAGGGCGCTTTAATTAACTGGACTGGGACTAATTTTTATTATGGTCCTGGTGGTGGAGGAGCTTTTGAAAACGCATACGGGAATGCAAATGGTCCCGCTCCTGGAGGAAAAGGTCTTGGTGACGGAGGCGGATATGGCGCTACAAATCAAGCAAGCCCAACATCTGGAACAGCAAACAGAGGTGCTGGAGGAGGTGGAGCTAAAAGTAGTTGGTCTGGAGCAGGCGGCTCAGGCAGATGTGTTATAAGATATGCAGGACCTCAACGCGGCTCTGGCGGAACAGTTGTTTCTTACGGTGGATATACTGTTCATACATTCGACGGAACTGGAACTTTTACAGCATAATTATGGCAAGTTTAAAAAATACAACAATTAACGATACAGGCTTTATTCAGCTACCTTCTGGAACAACAGCTCAAAGACCCGCTGGAGTTAATGGAATGATGCGCTATAATACTACATTAGCAGCTATTGAAATATACAATGGGGCGACATCTAGTTGGAATACATTAATTAGTGGAGGTTACACTGTAGATGTATTGATTGCTGCTGGCGGTGGTGGAGGAGGAGCAGGTGGTACTATTTGGTATGGAGGAGGCGGCGGAGGCGGCGCTGGTGGTCTTCGAGTTATTAGCAATATATCTGTGGCTACAAATACAGCATACCCTATTGTAATTGGAGCAGGAGGCTGCGGCTCTCAGACTAATAGTCAAGGAACAATTTATTGGGGGTCTAATGGAGGAAACTCATCTGCTTTTGGATACACATCAACAGGTGGTGGACACGGTGGCAGTTTTAACGGAGAAGGACCTTACTGGTATGGTCAAGATGGAGGCTCAGGAGGAGGTGCTGGTCGTGATAAAACATCAGGCAACGGAGCAGGTATAGCTGGACAGGGTTATAGTGGAGCTACAGCTTATGCTGGCGGATATGCTTCTGCTGGCGGTGGTGGCGGTGCTGGCGGTGCAGGATATCAAGGGGGAGCTGATGGACAAGGGCAATATGTATCTGGATTGCAAGCCGCTGGCGGTATTGGATTAGCTTATAACTGGACAGGAACTAATATATATTATTGCGGAGGCGGTGGTGGTTCTTGGTCATCTCCCGTTGGAGGGGTTGGTGGAGTTGGAGGAGCTGGATATAATGATGGTGGCGGGAATGGAAGTGGAAGTTTATCTATTGGAGGAACTGCTGGTTTAGCTAATAGAGGTCAAGGAGGAGGAGGCGCTCACTCTAATAAAGGAGATAATGGCGGATATGGTTCTACTGGTTTTGCAGGAGGCTCAGGAGTAGTTTTAATTAGATACTTAGGACCTCCAAAAGCAAAAGGGGGTATTATTACTCAATATAACGGATATACTTGTCATCAGTTTAATGGTTCAGGAAACTTTATAGCTTAATATTATGGCATCTTTAAAGAATACAACAATTAACGACACAGGCTTTTTGCAATTGCCAGCAGGCTCAAATGCACAACGACCTTCTGGCTCAAATGGAATGATTAGAGTAAATACAAACACAACACCGTATGTTCTTGAAATATATAAATCAGGAGCTTGGAGAATTTTAAAAGTATTATCATAATGGCACATTTTGCACAAATAGACGAGAATAATATTGTAGTACAAGTTGTAGTTATTGGCGACGAACACGAGAATAGAGGACAAGAGTACCTAGCAGAAGAACTTGGATTAGGTGGAACTTGGCTAAAGACATCTTATAATACAAGAGCAGGAGAGCATATTTTAGGAGGAACTCCTTATAGAAAAAATTATGCTGGAAAGGGAGATAGATACGACCCTGATTTAGACGCGTTTATACCTAAATGTCCTTATCCATCTTGGGTTGACATTGATTTGGACAAGTGTGTTCATATTCCTCCCGTTCCTATGCCCGAAGTTTTGCCTACTGACAATTTCTATTACAATTGGGATGAAGAGAGTCAGCAATGGGTTAAGTACGAAAACAGCACTAATTATTAATAAAAAATACTTTACCTTTGCTTAATATGGCACAAATACCTGATAATATAGTTTCAATAATGATGGTTGACAATGCTGGGGCAGTAGTTTCTGTGCCAGTTAGCGACCTTTTTGCCAACACGCAAGCTGTAGTAAAATCATCAACATCTAAGGCTGCCCAAGAAGCAAAGTCTTCTGTAACGACTCAAATAGTGTCCAACAATGTGTCTACAGAGGCATTGGATTCTATTGTACTAAATGCAACAGAAGGCTACATAACAGCAGTCGGAAAAGAAGCTAACACCTTAATAAACTCTCCTCTTTCTATTATTGCAGGAGGAGTAAATATGAATGAGGGCTACTTTAATGTAACAAGTAAAAGTGGTATTGTTGGGTATAAGATTAATGGTCATAATTTAGCGTTCGCCTATGACAATATAATTTACATAGGAGACGACAAAAATCCATCGATAGCCGTAAAGCAAATATACTTAACTGCGTTAATTGAGGACCCAGCTATAACTTACAATAAGATTCTTCAGGTTCAGCCAGACGGAAAAGTTGTAGCGTATGTTGTGCCCGCAATAAACTCTATTATATATAGCGACGGCAATAAGCTAGTTGGCGATGCAACCAAGTTCTCTTGGAACAATTCTACAAGCCTATTTAGTATTGTTGGTTCGGCAAAAATTAGTGCAGGCGTATTAACCTCTTCAATAGGCGAATACGCTACAGGAGGAGGTGTTACTGCAAATAATAATTGGACGTTCTCGCAGAATATAAATATACCAGCAGTACCAACAAGTGCAACCCACGCAGCCTCAAAAGAGTATGTAGACAATACAGCATTAACTGGATTAAAGCTAGGTGCATCTGTGCTCACTGTGTCGCTTTCAAATATTGGATTGAGCGGGCTTTCCGCTGTCAATGGATACACTCCTTCCTCTGGCGACAGAATATTAGTTATAGGACAAACAAATGCCACTGAGAATGGAGTTTATATTGCAAGCTCTTCTAGCTGGTCAAGGGCAACAGACTCTGACTCAGATGCAGAATTGCGCGGATACCAGTACTTGGTTACATCTGGAACAAATGCCAACTTTAGATATGGAAATACAAACCAATCTGCTATAACAGTTGGTTCTACAAATATTACGTATCAGACTATTTCTGCTGGCGAAACAGACCCAATATTCTCAGCGTCTGCTGCTTTTGGAATTACAGCTGGTAATATAACTAGCTGGAATACGAGTTATAATCGCTCTGTAACTGGGTTATCTTTTAGTGGCACAACATTAACCCTATCTAAGCAAGATGGAAGCACGCTTACGGCTACCATATCGTTTACTACCTCTTCTGTATCAGAAGGCTCCAACTTATACTTTACGGATGCTAGAGCAAGGGCTGCTATTAGCGCAGGAACAGGTATATCTTACAATAGTTCTACTGGCGTAATATCTTCAACAATTACACAATACACAGATGCTGCAGCAAGAGCATCAATAAGCGCTGGAACTGGCATATCGTACAATAGTTCAACAGGTGTAATTTCGTCTTCCATTACCCAATATACCGATTCGTCGGCTCGAGCTGCTATAAGTGCTGGCACTGGAATATCGTACAATAGCTCAACTGGGGTTATTTCTTCTACATATTCCACTCCATCACTTGCCGCCGTGTGCGCAGTTGGAGCTGACGCAACTGGGTTTAGCATTACAGCCAATTCATTCTTTGAGCCTTCGGACGTTAGATTCAAGAATATACTTGGAGAAAATCCAGACATAGACGTTAGTGCTATCGACGTAATCAAGTTTATGCGTACTACTTATGAGAAAGATAAGATACGATACGGGTATTCTGCGCAGCAAGTGTACGACGTATGCCCAGAGTTAGTAAACAACGATGGTATATCTCTTAGCGTTAATTATACAGACTTGCATACACTAAAAATATTACAATTAGAAAAGCGCGTAGCAGAATTAGAAGCTAAACTTGGTATATGAGTGCTTGGACCACAATGAATGAAAATAAGATTGTCACCTACGAGGACTTGGCTAATGCCGTTTCCTCTGGAGACTTATATCAAAAAGCTTCATTCACCTCAAGTAAGAGAGCTGTAAAAAAGCTTGGTCTGAACGATATACTTTATATTGATACAGCGAACTCTTTTTATGTTAGTCGAACAAATAATCAGCTACTTCCAAAGAAAGCTATAGTTGGAATACCGCCATTCTATAACTTGAACTTAACTAGCTCTGCGTCCCCTGGCACAGTAACAGCTGGTAATAACGTAACATATACAGTAAATGTAAGGAATGATGAATTGTTCGCGACAAGCACGAACGTGGTGCTAACATTTAGTTTTGCTTCAAATACATCTTTTTCAAGTATATCTGTAACAGCTGGTGTAACATATACGTATTCGTCTAACACTCTAACAATAACAAGTGCAATTGCTGCTGGAGCAACAGTTGTTGTAACAATTGTGTGCTCAACAACTAGGCCGTCTGTAGATGGAGCTGGAACATTGGCAATACCTTTGACAGCTACATATTCACCTACAAACTCTACTACAACTACGCCATACCTTCAATATCCTACGTTTGAAGTAGAAAAAATTGCAAAGCAGAACGATGGAACAACAGATATACCCGCTGGCACTAATTTGCCATATAATACAACATTTATATATTTATTAAGAGTAAGAAACTCAACAAGTAATTTATACTCTTCTGACACTGTATTAACTGATGTATTGCCTAGCAATTTAACATTTGACAGCTTTTATACACCACTTCCTAGCGGATGGACATCAAATTACAATTCTTCTACACGAACTGTAACTTTTAGTAAGGCTGGTGTATTACACGGCTCCGCATTTAATACATTTATTTCGCTTGGGATTAGGGTCATAGCTTCAACAGAAAACGCATCAATAAGCAATTCATTTACAGCTTCTGGGGTAGGGATAAATAGCAAAACAAGCGCTGCGTTTAATTTAACTGTTGGATTTAATACGGCCCCAGTATTAACATCGCAAGGCTACTCAACGTGTTCTTCTTGTGTGACATATACAGTATTTAGGGATACAAATGTTAATTCATCTACATATAATCAATATTATGTAAACGGCTCTAGCGTAGGTAATACCGCTCCAAGCAACGGAGCTTGCGACTACTCGTCTCAATATGAGAATACGTTTCAGGTATTATGTGTTGGATGTAATTCATACTTTGTTTATGCACACAATTACTCAGCAAAACCGTGCTATGGCGGAGCTCCGTATCAAGTAAATGGCGTAGATTATTATTATAACCCAGCTACTGGGGCTTGTAACACTAGCGCTAATTATTCAAGTTATGTTGGTATTATGTGTATAGGTTGCGCAGAATATGCAGTTTACCAAAATACAAATAGCTGTTTTACTGGCAATCAGTATCAATCTAACGGCAATACATATTCTTATAATCCAGTAACTGGAGCCTGTTCGTCATCTGCAAACTATGCGCTATATGTTGGCCAAACTTGCATTGGATGTACGACTTACTCTGTTTACCAAAACGTAAATAGTTGTTTTACTGGAAATCAGTGGCAAGCTGGTGGAGCGACCTATTCTAGCAACCCAACAACATCAGCTTGTAATACATCTCAGAATATTGTAAGCCAAGGATATAACACTTGCTCTGGATGTATAACATACACTGTGTTTAAGGACACATCAGTATGTAGCTCTACCTATAATCACTATTTTGTAAATGGGATAGATGTTGGTGTCACAGCTCCAGTATCGGGAGCGTGCTACTATGGTCAAGACTTAGTATTCCAGGGCTATAACACCTGTATAAGCTGCGTACAATATCCTGTCTACAAAGATACAAGCTTGTGCTCATCTACATATAACCATTACTTTGCTAACGGAACAGACTTAGGAGAAGGAGCTCCTTCTGGTGCAGATTGTGCTTGCTGTGAGGAAATATCCATATCAAATAATAGCGGAAGTGAGACGTACATTGAATGGCTCCCTTGTTCGGCAGGAAGCAATACAAGCTACTGGCTGCAAGATGGAGAGACTATTTACTTCTGCAGAAACACAAACGCTTCATTCAATACAGGTGGGCTAGGATATTCTGTTGGTGGAGCTTGCTCATACAATGGATACACCATATATACAACATAATGATTTGTAACAAATTTTGCCTAAATTTGTTACAACCAAACAATACACAATGAGCAAATTCCTAACTATTATTCAGGCTTGGGGAACAGCTATGTTTCACACGGAGCAGCAAAAACAACTTGCTGAGAATCGCAGTAAGATATGCGATAAATGCCCTTCATTGCAAGAGGTGGACGTAAAATCAATAACAGGCTCTCTAGTTAATAACTTTTTTCAGTGTGGTGCTTGCGGCTGCCCTATTGCAGCAAAAGTCTATACATCACCCGATGTACCTAAAGAACAAAAATGCCCTCAAGGCAAGTGGGAATTGTAACAAATAAACTAAATATATAATGAAGAAATTTATTAAGATTACGACTAGAGAAGGCGACGCTATATTAAGAAGCTGGATTGATATTAATGAAATTATTGAATTGCGGCAAAATTCAATTACACAACAAGGCAATAATGAAGGCACATTGATTTATTTTCATTATGATATGAAAATAATCAGACATATAGACATTATTGCATTTGACGAAACAATTGACTCTTTAAATAAATAAACCAACCAAACAATGGCACAAATTACACTAAAATTACACGAGATTCTTACACTTGAAGCTGAGCTAAATGGCTTTGTAAATCCAAATACAGGAGAAAAAGTGCTAGACGGCTTTCTAAAGGAGAAGCTTAATCTTGGAACAAAGTATCGTTTAACAAAGCTATCAGAAGAGCTAAAGAAAGAAAAAGCTATTCTTGATGGATTGCGCGAAGATTTAATTAAGGAGTTAGGTGAGGAAAAAGATGGGCAGATTTCAATTCCTACTTTTGAGGATAAGAAGCAAACTAAGATTAATCCAAAGTTTATTGAGTTTCAATCTAAATATACAGAATTGCTGGATACCGATAAAAATATCGAATACACTCCTTTGTCAATTTCTGACTTAGATAAGGTGGAAACTAACGAAAATTATTCTATCTTGTTTAAGTTAATTGAGGAATAATGACAGACAGCCAATTAATTTTACTGGGAGTAGTTATAGGGGCGATAGAGTTAATCTTTGTCGCCTTTTTAACTTACCTTATTTTTAAAAAACGTAAAGATTTAGATATTACTTATAAGAAGATTTTGCGATAAATTAATTATCGGCTATCTTTACTAGGTAATATTTTAAAAATGCACGAACATCATTATAGCGAAGGTATAGCTAACATATTTATTGCAATACTGGGTGCGGCAATTTCAATTGCTAATATTCAAGCTATGGTTAGCATAGTCGCAGGAACAGTTGCTATAATATCAGGTATATCTGCAGCTAGATATTATATATTACAAGGAAATGAAATCATCAAAAAACGGAAGTCAAAGTCTTAAAGATTTCGTTTCTTATAACGGGCAGTATTCTCATACCCGATTAATTTCAATAATAGGCTCCCTAATAACATTTGTTATGTTTATACTGAATCCATTAAACGATGGTATTCAGAATATTGTCTTGGGCATACTAATTGGCTCAATGACAAACGCTAGTATTAGTAAATTTTCTAAAGAAGGAAAACAAGAAGAATATGGTAACGAGTCAACAAGCTCTGAAGAAGTATGGCCAACCGAGCCCGAGCAACCCGAATATGGTCCTGTGGGACGTCCCAACAGAGCTAGAAATAGGAATAATTCCTAAAAGAATCTATTGCAACAAAGATATGGTTGCGCCGCTAACGGCTGCATTTAAAGCTCTTATTGCGACAGGATGTGTTACAGAACTTAAAACTTGGGACGGGTGTTTTAATATCAGAAAGAAACGTGGTTTAGCATCTATGAGCCTTCACTCTTGGGGTCTAGCAGTCGATATGAACGCGTTCTGCAATCCACTTGGTTTAACTAGGCAACAAATTGTATCAAAAGGTATGATTCCATTTAGCGATAAATTTTTGGATTGTTTTAGAAAAAATGGATTTGATTGCGGAGCAGATTGGAAGTCTCGACCAGATTTTATGCACGTGCAACTTGCAGCAATATAGTGTTGCATTTACATTTTATATTTGTATATTTGGTGAAAATATATAAATTATGAGATGGGAAAATATTGAAAATACTAATTATCAAATTTCTGACACTGGATTGGTCAGAAACTCTAAGACATTGCAAATAAAGAAAAGTGTGGCAGGCGGGACTTCTGTTTACTTGATGACTTCTATTTACATTAAAGATGGAAAACGGAAAAATTATTTAGTTCACAGGCTTGTAGCTAAATATTTTGTAGATAATCCGTATAACAAGGAGCAAGTAAATCATATTGATGGAGATAAGCTAAATAATTCATACGAAAATTTAGAATGGGTTACTCCAAAAGAAAATATGAAACACGCATTCGAGTCTGGATTATATAAAAAATTTAATAATCAGACATATAAAGGTAAATTTGGGGCAGAACACAATCGAAGTATAAAAATAGAATGCAACGGTGTCGTTTATAATGGTTACTCTGAAGCAAGCAGGTTGACTGGCATTAAAATATCAACAATACATAGAGCAGTAAAACATAATAAACCGTGCAAAGGTATGCACTTCCAATTATCAAAAATATGAAGTATTTAATCATAATAATCGCCGCATTTTTGCTGCTATTAGTTTCTTGCAAGCGACCACAGAGTACGTACTCTTCTAAAGAAACAGTACGTATAGATACGTTCTTTCGCTACAGGGAGGTTATTAAAACTTTACCTCAGAAAGATTCAATTGTCATCTTTAATCCGTGCGACAGCTTGGGTATTATAAATAGATTTTACACGCAAATATCAATTCCAAATGGCAAAGTTGAAATACAAGGCAAAGACAATAAGATTATGGCAACTGTTAGGAGCAATGGAGCTGTATCGACTATGGATTCCGTACAGGTCAGTTCAACTAAGAAAGACTCTTCTGTCGTGGAAAAAGTCGTTGTAAAAAATATTATTCCATCTTGGATAATTATTACCCTATTCATTGAAACTTTCATTATTTTACTTTACCTTTATTTCAAGTTTATATTTTATAAATAATGGCAAAAGCAATTGCTACGGCTACATTTAAGCCAAAGCCCAAGAAGAATAATAAAGGTATTGTCGCTAAGACTAAAACGTCCACAAATAAAGCGTCAAAAAATTATAAAAAAGCATACAAAGGACAAGGTAGATAGATTTTCATTTTTGTTTAGTGTTTATGGTTGTAGCCCTTAGTTAGAAATAGCTAGGGGCTTGTTTTATTTATATGTGAATTATTTTTTCTATCTTTGAACAAATTAAATTTACTCTAAAATGGCGATAGCAATACAGGAAGTGCACGACTTCATTAGGGGCTTAATCAAGAAGAATAAGGGCGGATTTGTAAGCCCAAAGGATATTGACAGAGCTGTTAATAGGGCATCCGTTGATTGGATGAGCGCTATCTTATCGAAATATAGCAGAACAAAGAAGTTTGAGTTTGACCACCTACTAGTTAAAAAAGCAAATTTTAGTGTTACCTCTACTACTGGTACACAATCTCTACCTTCTGATTATGTAGAGGGCTTGACCGTTTACTTGACTCTTTCTGGTGGCACTCCAGTTGAAGGTACATTATATAATTGGGACGAGTTCTTGGAAATACAAAACTCTTCTATATTAGCGCCTACAACTTCTTATCCAGCGGCTACTATATTTCTAGATACAGATAATACGAGAAAAATACAGTTTTCTCCTATACCTCCTGCAACTGGTACTACATATACTTACACTTTAATATACTTCAAGTTGCCTGCTGTCGCAGTGTATAATTATAGCACAGACAATTATGGTAACATCACTTACGTTCCAAGCGGTTCTATTGACCTAGACTGGGACGCAAGATACTATGGAGATATTCTTTCTAGAGCATTGATGTATTTAGGGATATCTCTAGACAATCAGATTCTATTAGGAGCCGAATCTCTTAAGGATAGTAACCAAAAAAATGACGAGCGATAATGACTACTAAATTTAGAATAGCAGAACAGGTACAGCGTCTTTACGCTCGCTTCCTAGATAAAGATAACCCGTCTGATGTTATTGACATTAGAGAGGTTATTATTCTTGTGCGACAATCTTTAAATAAGGTGCTTAAGCTACAGGTGGCTGAGTCATTTAAAGCTGGAGAATACGATGTCCCTAAGTGTAACCTCATACAATATACCTGCTCTACAGTTTCAGAGCCTGGCAATAGTAGAGCTTACATTGCTCTACCTGTAATTCCAATTACACTCCCTATGGATATGGGAATATGGAGTATAGCTGCTACAAATTCAGCACTTAACCCATACTTGCCTATACCATCTCAAGACGTTCTTGTTTTTGGTACAGTTGCAAATGGCACAAATGTTAGTGCGCTGGAGGGTCAAGTTGGATACTATGTACAAGGAAAGCGAGTTTATTTCACAAAAGACATAACTACTAGCGCCAACGGCTCGATATCTTCTGTTATTGTAAACTTATTGGTAGCAGACTTCAATAGTATAACAGATACTGAAATGCTTCCGATATCACCAGAAGTTGAGTCTGCGGTTATAGATGATGTTTTACAAAGTATTGGTAGCGGAAGAATATCTCAGGCTGAGTTATCTGTTAAACAAGATTAATTATTATGAAGACTAAATCAATTAATATGATTGTAAGGGACACGTTGCTTGATAACAACTTGCCTTTACACTTCTATACAAGATATTTGCATCACGCACTACGAGTTGTAGACGAGCTGTCAATGGACTTCGATATGGGTAATATTAAGATGGTTGAGCTTGATATTACATCTTACAATAGAGCAATTCTGCCAAGCGACTTTGTCGACTATGTTGATGTTTCGGTTAAGAGCGGCGAGCGGTTATTGCCACTTGAAAGAGAAAGAAACTTAAACAAGAGATATAACTACGATGACGCTGGGAATAAGATTCCATATATATCAGAAGAAAGATATAACGACCTAGATTTAAACTTACTAATTGGCGGCAAAACTGTCAATCAACACGGAGAACTCTCTGGTAGACTTTATGGTAGAGAGCGTAGAGCAACATTAACATTTGATATTGATAAAACTAATAATGAACTTGTATTTAGCAATACGACTGAACTTAGTAAGATTACTCTTACTTATATATCGACTGCTGTATCCAAGTCTTCAGCAAATGCTATCACTCCTTATGCTATTGATGTAGTTACAAAATACATTAATATGATGGCTGCGAAAGCTCAAGGGCTAAAGATTGGTTTATATCAAATCGCAAAGCAAGATTACGAAAATGCACATAGAGTGTTTAGGGCTCGTATGAACTCTATGGATTATGCTGAGATTATTGGCGCACTAAGACGCGGTATTCACGGAAGCATTAAGAACTAATATTTAACAAAGCTCATTTTAACATTTAACAAATGGCGAAGGTAACTCTCAGAGCATCAGGCGGTTTGAATAAGGACATTGACCCCAATAATTTACAAGAGGGAGATTATGTTGATGCTCTTAATATGGTTTTTGACACAGGTACATCTGGCGGAGCTACTGCTATCAGAATGTATGAATCGTTTTCAAATACCAATGTAACTTTCCCTGGCACAATAAAGGCTACATTTCAGGCTAACGACGGAATTATATATGTTCTGACAAGAGTTGATAGTGTAACCTCTGCTATTTACAAGGTGCCTACAACTTTAGATTCTACTAGTAAAGTATTAGATTACTTACACACTGGCGTAACAGATTCTTTTGTGCCAGACTTAAAGGTAATTGGAGATACTATTGTATGGAACTATGCAGAAGAGGGGACATTGCTATCCTTCTTCTTAGGCAGAACTCAAAACGCCTCATACACACTTGATGCACTTAAGCTACAAAAGCAGCCTCCTATTAACGCATATACTATACAGAAGTCATTGACTGGTACAGCTGTAACATTCTTAGAGTCGAATGACTTTCAGTTTGCATCTCGCTACCAATATGATTCAAAAGAGTATTCTGCGCTCAGTAATTTCTCCCAAATGTACAAAGGCGAGAAGGGTACCAGCAAGTACACTATAGCTTATAATTTTGCTTCTAAGCCAAGCTTTGTTGAAAATATAGAATTATATGTTCGCATAGGAAATAATGGCGTGTGGCGAAGAATAGACACTACTAGCACGGCTTCAAACATAAGCTTTGATTGGGTTGGTGATATTTACGAGGCACTTGATTCAGTTAGCGCTACTAAGCCGTTTGATGCTGTACCTCAGAATGCTAAGCATATTGAGGTTGCAAAGAATAGGGTGTTTGTAGCAAACATACAGGACGATTACTCTATCGTTTCTGCGAATACGGCTATTACAATTACATCTGCTAACGAAACGGCTTTGTCAGCTGGAGACTATAAGACTTATTTAGGCGGTACAACAGTAACTGCAACTTCTTCTGAATTATCGACTAATGGAAGTGGATATGTTAAGCCGTTTGCAAATAACTCTACATACGCAGTTGGTATCGCTTACTATGATGCAGCTCTTAAGACTAGAGGTGTAGAGCCAACTACTATACACAAGTTTACCACAGGTAAGTTTGCATACCCGCTAATTAAAAATATCACGGTTACACCCACTTCTGGAACTTATGTTAGACCAGCTTGGGCTAAGTATATACAACTTTGCTTTACAAAGAATATATCAAAATCTTATGTGTACGAAGGGTATGCAAGTAATATCTTTTTTGAATTAACTACTACTGAAACTAACCCGACTACATTAGAGGTGACAAAAGTTAAGACTCTTACTCAGTCTATAACAAAGACTCAGCTAAAGGACCTTAAATACTTCGCTGTAGACTTAATGGGTATGTTTTCTGCTGGGTATATATATACTTTTCAGCAGGGCGATAGAATAACAATAAATACGCCTGCTGGATTACTTGACTTGAAGATATTAGAGCAAAATAACAATTTGATTTATTGCGAATACTCTGGAGGAGAAATGACTAACCCAGAAATTCCAGTTCCATTAAATAACTATTTTGAAATTTATTCTCCTTCTACACAACAGGAGGACGAGTCTCTGCTATTCTATGAGTCTGGCAACTTGATTCCAATTGATAACACTTGGACAGGTACAACATTCACTGGCGCTGGCACGTTAAATTCTACCAAGATAATTGGTGATATGGTATTCTCTAAGCTAGAGATTCCTGTTTACAAAACCGCCCCGTTCTTATATAATGTAGAAAAGCCACATCCTTCAGAAGATTATATTACAGAAGACAGAGTAACTGAGGTTATTTGTGCTATGACATCCGAAACCATTTCGGGTACTTCATTGACATCTACGCCAGCGTCTACTATATTTAGTCCGACGTGGACATCATTTGGTTCGAATCAAGACTCAGCTTCTATCATAGGCTCTAATTTGACTCCAGCTTCATCTGGCTCAAGCTTTAGAGTTTCGGGTTATTACGAAGCAGGATACCAAGACTCGACTATAAATAAGATTACGATTGATTACAAATTTGATATTGACACCAGTATCACATTTGCAACAGGTGACGTTAATCCAATAACAGGAACAGTACTTCCTCCTTCTGGCGGATTAAGATTAAATATATATACGCAACTATGGAGAGTACCATACGATGCGGTTAGAAATGTTTATGATAAGCCAGTTACGTATGGCAAGTCTTCTTACGACTTAAGTACAGAGATTTCATATTTTGCGGGACCAACTTCAACTGTTATGTCGTCGCACATAATACCAATCAATAATGACATAAATGCTAGAGATAGATTTTATGTAGAATTGACAGTTGAGTACTCTAACGTTGGAGATGCAATATCATCTAGTTTTACGATAAAGAAGCCAGCTACAGGAACTCCTATTAAGTTGACTATAAACGGAGACAGAACAGCTCCATTAGAAAGAACTACATACAACTCAAATGCTACAGTAGATTCTGCTAATCAGAAATTCTTAATACGCTCTATATCTAATGCTACAGCTAATCAAAGATGGAATACATCAGCAGGTAAGCCTTTATTAGCTTCTGCTAACTTATCATATCCAAGAAGAACTAATACTATCAGGTATTCTGGCAATTACGTTCCTGGGACCAAGATAAATAACATCAATTCATTCTTTGGATTAGATGCCAACGATGTGCCTATTGAGAATGGAGAGATTACGTCATTGCAGCGCGCTTCCCGCTTACAGGGAAATGGGGCTATGTTACTTGCTCTTTGTTTGCGCGAAGCTAGTTATGTGTTTCTTGGAGAGCAAGAATTGTCACAAGGAAATAATACTGGCATACGTGCTTTAACGGCAAATATGATTGGCACTATCCGTAACTTAGGAAACAATTACGGCCTGAAAGATAAGCAGTCTGTAATGAATTACAGAGGAAATATCTGGTGGTGGGATGACTTTAACAAAAAGGTTATTAAGTTCTCAGAAGAAGGTGTTTCAATTCCGAGTGACGTATATATGCGCTCTGAGTTTTTAACAAAAGGAGGTACTGGTGGAGTGGCAAGATTTGCGTATGACCCATTCTATGATATGTGCTTTATTGGATTTGCGTCTAGTGGTACTTCTCTCGGATATTCAGATAAACTAAAGAGATGGATTTCCACATATTCTTTTAGAACTGGATTTGCAGAAAGCTACGGAGACAAGATGATATTATTTAAGGATAACATTATGTATAAGAGCGGCCAATCAGGATACAATACATTCTTTGGAGGAACATCTTATGACACAACGATATCTTTTGTAGCTAATACTAAGATTCCGACAATGCCACAGAATTTGTCTGTATGGCACGATATGAATGTAATTAACTATAGCAACGCAAATGGTGTAAAATCTAGCTTGATTAAAATAGACATTACAAACGAAAATAACCAAGTAAGTGAAATAAACGAAGGAAATTTTATTGTAGAAGATAATAGATTGTATGCTCATATACTGAGAGATATGAATACGACTGGCTCGATTGTTAGGGCAAACTTGATTGATGGCAACTATATTGTTGGCTATCTAAACAAATTTGTTGTAACTTTAAAGGATAGAAGTCAGAGTATGAGAATAAACTCGATTGATATTGAGGTACAACCTATTTCTGGACACTCTTAACAATTAATAAATTATGGACCCAGTAACTATTGGAACCATTCTTGGGGGCGTAGGCTCATTAATGGATGTTTTTGCAGCTAACAAACAGCGTAAGGCTGCTATTGAATCTGGCAATCGTATAAATGCGTTTGGCGTTAAACAGCGCGCGGCTACTACGGCTGGATTTGACGAACTAATCAGCAAAGCTGGCGCATTGGATACATATAAGGCAGATACGAGTCTTTACAAAAAGGCTGTCCAAGAAAGTGAAATGCAGAAGCGTATGGCTAGCTCAAGCAGAGTTGCTGGGATAGGCATCGCTCAAGACAAGGTAAAGCAGTCCTCTGCTGACGCTTTAGCTGCAGGAAAGCTAGGAGCTACTTCTGGCTCAGATGTACTTACTCTTGCTTCTTTAGTACAGGGCGCCGAAGCGGCAAAGATGTCCGATTTGGAGCAAACTAGTATGGCATATACTCAGTCTCTTCAGGACCGCGCTAACCAAGCGTATTTGCAATCGGTTGCCGAACAAGCTACCGCTACAGCTCGTGAACGCGGACTAGAGTTTCAGTCTAAATTAGATAAGCAAAAAACTTTATTAGGCTTGGAGCAATCTAAGTTCCAAGGTCTAAGCGATTTAGATATGAATTTATTCGGAATGCAGATGTCAGCGTTCAATAACGTTGCTGCGGCAAATTCAGCTATGATTAGCGGTGTTGGAGGAATCGCTACAAGCTTCGGAAAAGGTATCCTAGAAATCGACAACCAGAAGCAGAATAGAGCGATGATGGAGAGAATATGGTCAAAAACGTAATTCAATAATAAAATTCGAAATGGCAGATTTTAATTATAACGCAGCCGATAGTATCAATAGATATTTAGAGAAAGCTTCATCTGGTATAGGTGGGGTGTTTGCACATATTGTTGAGTCTAAGCGCAAAGACAATGAGCTGGCTGAAAAAACTTATCTTAACCTAGAAAATCTAAAAAAAGATGTTAGTATCTGGGGGCAGAAGAAGGTTACAGAAGAAATAAATAGAGTCAAGGAAGAGGCTTCTAAAAAGATATATAAAAACGGAAAGCTAAACCACGAATATATAGGCGAATTAACCAATGAGGTCTCTAAGATTAAAGACCTAAAGAACTTCTATAATACTACTCCTGAATTATTTAAGCTTGGTACAGAGACTCTTGTTGCCAATAAAGACAATATAGATAGCTTCTCTGCCGCACAAAGCGATTTAACTGCACTTATGCTATCTGGAGAGGCTACAAATGCAGTAGACCTTCAGAAGAAAATGTCAAAAGTAATTGACAATCATACAAACTTTAATTCAATTGGACTTAAGGCATTCTTGGCTGCTAACCCGCTAGAGACGTCTAAATATACTGAAACGTATGTAGATAAGAATGGCAATGAAAGTAAGGAGTTAATTGAATTTGAGGCTCCTAAATATTATACATTTAATGCGGAGACAAGAACACCTGAGCCTCCAAAAACTATATCTATGCCTAATCCAACTACTGGAAAAATGGAAGAAGTTCCATTTGCAAGATACGCTGCTGCTAGTATGAAGGCTTCACGCCCAGATATATTTGACAAGATTAGAGAGAAAGGAAACTTTGGCGTAGCTATATCTGATGAGCAGATAGCTGAAAATATATTGCGTTCAGTTAAGACACCTAAAGCTGCTGTTGAGACTAAAGATATATATCAAATGCAGTCAGAGAAAGCTAAGGCCACTACTGATGTTCTTGAAGCAAACGCTAAGCCACAGGAAATTGCTGATAAGCACGCTGTTGCAATGAGTCAGGTTCGCGAGAATGAAGCTCAAAGACTAAAAGCGCTTAGAGGAGATTCTGGAGGTACTAGTGTTCCTGGACTGAAGATTACTCCGAGAAAGATACCGTTAAAAGACAAGAACGGTAAGGTTATTCCTGGCAAGTATCAAACGGCTTACGATATGACATTACCTAAGCCGTTTGCTATGGACTTCCCTGGTGTAAAAGGTGGTAAAGGGTATGGTTCGCAGATTGGGCCAATAAAAGTTGTTTCTGTAACAAAAGGCGTCGACGGAAGATATATACTAAATGGATACCCAGTAGACAAAGCTAAGATTGACCCAAGTAATCCATTTGCAGATGTACCTACTACTTCAAATAAACTAACAAATGTTATTCTTGGCCAATCGGAATATGACGCATTTATCAATAGGGTACAAGGAGATTCTAAGGAAAATACTGCATCTATAATGGGCGGCTTACAAAGAATGTCTGCTAACACAGTAGATAGTAGCTCCTTTTTTGGAACAGGTCGATAGCGTTAGTAAATATTTTGCGGTATATTTACATAATTTATAACATCTCATAAGCAGTTATGGCTAAGAAACGATTAGTAAAAAATAGTCAAGGACAATACGGTATCCTAGATGAGAATACAAATCAAGTATTTGTAATCGACCAAAATACTAAACTCAAAAGTAGCGGAGGAAAATATTTCGCAGAAAAAGACGGAAACAGATATAATGTTGACGAGGTAGATGATGAAATCAATGATGACGACATCAATCTTTTAAAAAAAAAAGACGTTTCGGTATCATCTGGGCCGACAGATTCTACGGATTCTGGGCTTAGTAAAATTGGAGAAACTCCAAAGGATGCAACAGCAGAAAATGCTAATGCAGCTAGGCGCTTTTTAGCCAACCCATTACTTCCTGGAGGTGGACTCGACTACTCTGGACTATCTAAGTTCGGAGTTGTAGGAGAGTTTGTTGCCGACGCATTGGACGTCCCAACCAACTTAATTAACGCTGGAGTTAGAACTTTGTTTAGCAGTACAGCTAATCAGGGTATGGTTGAGTTATCTCACACTAATGTTGCGAATCGAGATAAAGCTCTTGATAAATACCAAGATATAGCCGACAATTATATGGCTGCCTCTATGATTCCTAAGTCATCTTATTATCAAAAGATGGAAAAAGGAGAGGCTGACTGGTTCGATAAAGCTGCTGCAATTCCTGAAATTCTTACTGAGTCTCTATTAGGCGTAACTGGTGCGTGGAAAACCGCATTGGCAACTGGAGTTGCTGCAGCACCAGCTGCAGCTGCTGTAGGAACTATTTATGCTCCAGTAACAGCTACTGCTGGTTTCTTAGGTGGTATTCAAGCTGGCTCTACTTATGTAGCTGAGGTTGGAGGAACCATACAACAAAAACTAGAGGAACGCGGAATAGATACTACCGATGCAAAGCAATTGCAGGCTGCATTTCAAGATGAAAAACTTATCGAAGAAGTAAGAGCTGACGGCATTAAGCGTGGTATTCCTGTGGCTGCAATTGATTTAATTACAGGTGGATTATCTGAGGCCGCTGGTAAAGCTGCTGTTAAGGTTGCATCAAAGGCTGCCAATAGAGCTGGAGCAAAGCTAGAAGAAGAATTTATCTCTTTTGGTGTAAATCGCGTCATAGATGGAGCAGAGCAAGTTGTTGAACAGATTCCAGTAGCTGCTCGTACAGGCTTAACCGATATGGGGGCAAGTAGAGTTGCCTCTGCCGCTACTATGGCTACAGAAACAGTCGGAGGTATGTTAGGTGAGGCTGTAGGTCAATTAGTTTCAGAAGGTAAGATTAGTGATTGGGACTCTGTGTTAATGGAGGGTATTGCTGAAGTAGGCTCTGGTGCGCCAACAGGTATTTACTCTTATGTAAAAGCAAATCAAATTAATCGTCAGTTTAACAAGAAGGCTGATGAAACAATTACTGCTTTAGAAGACGCTCTAAGTTCAATGAGCGATATTGACCCAGGACGCCCTGTCTTGGAAGAAAGAATCAAAGCATTAAAAGGAGAGAAAGAGCAACGTAACAATATGACTGCGACTCAACTTGAGGCAGCACCCGTTACAGCAGCTAAAAGAATCTTAGAATTAACTGACCAGATTGATGGATTAACAGCTTCGTTAGACCAAATGAAATCTGCTCCAGACCCTAACCTTAGCGAAGAACAACAACGCGAGAAGAGACGTGTCTTTATGGAGCAATTAGATGACTTAATTGCAGAAAGAGACGAGCTTTTATCAGAAGCTGAAAAAGCAAGAGCGTCTTTCGCTGAGACTACTGGCGCTCCAACAAAACCATTAGAGGTTAAGGGTGGGGACGCATTTGATATATTCGACATAGATAATGAAATTGAGCCTAACGAGGCATTTACGGTAGACCCAGCTCAGCCTGTAACAGTAACAGCTTCTGAGACGAAAAACGTTTCATTAGAAGAGAGAGCTGATGGCAAGCCGTCTGGAAAGAGAACTATGGCTTCGGTATTTAACATTGAGCAGGGTGGCAAGAAACTTGCTACTGCATTGGAGGTTACTGGAGAAGATGGTTCAACTCGCTATTATGTACCTGAGTTGCAGACTAGATTCAACACAATGGATGAGGCGTCTGCGGCTGTAAAAGAGAAGTTGTCTGGCAATATAATGTCAGAGCAAGAGCGTAGCGGAATTAATAGAATCTTAGTAAGAAAAGGTCTATTAAAGACTCCTATTGTGTTTACTCGTGATGGGCAACAGATGCAGATTTCAAATGAAGCTAAGTTGCGCATTATAAAGGCTCAAAAAGCACTACGTTCAGTTAGTGATGCAAATATATATCTATACACAACAGATGATGATTATGTAGCTGGCTTAAGAAGTGAGTCTAATCAAGATACATTTGATGAGCAGGCTGCCCGCGCTAGTAATGCGTCATACGTTAGAGATGGAAACATCCACATCAACGTAAATAAGATGAATCAAGCGTCTATCTCTCACGAGATATTCCACGCTGCATTAGTTAGTATTGCATCTAAAAATCCGCAAGCATTTATTGATATGCGCAAGAAGATTATGGGTCGTATCAAGAAAGATACGATGCTTAATGTGCGCGACAAATCTACTGGCGAGTTAATCCAGATGAGCGGAGCTGATTACCTAAATGCTTTCGCTGAATCATACGGAGATGATAAAGGTAACACCGAAGATGTTCGCGCTGAAGAATACTTATCTGAATTAGCTGGCCTAATATCTAATAACGAAAATTTATTAACAGATAAGACTTTCATAGAGAGTGTGCGTCTTGCATTTAGAAGCTTATTGCAGAAATTAAATATTGATACAACAGCATTTGATGAATTAGCTGACGCTACCGAATTGGTTGACTTTATGAAGAGCTTCAATGAGTCAGTAAAAACTGGTAGTAGAATTAAGCTAGATAAAATAAAAGGCAAATATGAAACTAGAGCAAAAAAATCTCCTACCCAACAAGGGGGAGAAGATGTCACTGCAACAACAGGTGAAGAGGGAGTACAGACGACGGAAGAAGTCGGACCTTCTACAGAGGGTGTTCAAACAGCTGTTAAAAGAAAACGAGGAAATAAAACTCCCGCAGGTCAGCGCAAAATAAAAGACCCTGTAATGAAGAGAGCGCTAGAGGTAGAATCTAGTAGCTTATCTGATATTGTTAAACAGTATTTCATTAAGGGTGGTACCATTATCCGAGGAAGAACCAAGGATATATCTAAGAGAACAGTAACTCCAGAAGCGGGGTCACTTGTCACTTTATTTACTACTAAAGGTCCTTTTGGATACAAAGATGACACTAAGGCTATGCGAGCTAGATTTAAGCTCACAGACTCAAGGGAAAACGGTGCATTAACCATTCCTGAGATTGCAAAAGCTATTGTTGATTCAGAGGTTGGTAAGAAATATAAATTAGTTACTGGCGAAGTAGAATCCGCATTAGAGTCTATGCTATTGGAATTTTCTGATAGAAAGGCTATGGCTCAGTCTGTGCTAGATGATAACGGAATTTCGTTAGAAGCTGAGGCTCAAGCTGCTGCTGAAGCAGAAACTGAAGCGGGCGCTGAAGCTGGATTTACTGCAGAAGAAGAGGCTCAGACTCAATCTGAGTTCGAAGAGTTTGTAGCTGAGGAGACTGGTATGTCAGTAGACGATTTCCAAGAGGCTGTTGGTGAAGACCCAGATGCTACAGCTGCTCAAGAGGCTGCAGATGAGGCTGTAGATATAGTTGATAATCCAGAAGAAAATCCAGAGATAGCTGGCGAACTAGAAGTTACTCCAGAAGAAGATGAAGCTATTGATGGGATGTCCGATGACGATGCAAAAGAATATCTTGGTGGGAATGAATTAGAGCCCAAGCCTGTTAAAGAGGGAAGAAAAAGAAAACAATCTGCTACAGCTGCAGTAGGGGAGTCTGCTTCTAAGAGAAAGCCGAAGCGTGTAGCAAAGGGTGAGCCTATTCCGTATGAGACAGAAGTTGACTACAGCTATGTTACTTCAAAAATTTCTGCAGGAGAGATTACGTTAGGGCAACTACTTCCTAAGATAGATTTTTATGAGCTTTTAAAGTCTGGGGAAATAACCTTGAAGGAGGCAGCTATGATTAAACTTTCTTTATCTATGGCTCCATCTTCAATAAAGACTTCATCTAATATAACAAACATTCTATATACCAGAAGAAGAGTTGCATCAATTTTAAGCGGAGAGTTTGACCCTACTAATTATAGAGATTACAATGACAAAAGCTTTGAAACGTATTTAAAAATTATAGAAAAAATAAAAGATGGCTTGTCTATAAATACGCTTGGAAAAGCATCTGTATGGGTATCTAAAAATAGCGATGGTGAGTTCTCTGGATATATAACTAAATCTTCGAATGGCTCTGTAAATTGGGACTTAGGCAAGTTTACTAGCGAAGAAGATTTAATTAATAAATTTATTGAATTATACGCCTCTGAAAAAGTTCCAACAAGAAAAAGCAATGTCGCAATTGTAAAAGAAAGAATAGGGCGTGCTACATATTGGAGAGTAGGCAGAGAGGTTAGAGGAAAATTTTTCCCAGTCCCTGCTGTCACAATGTTCTCATCTAAAATTGATGCGGAAAAGTATGTTAATGACAACATCGAAAGGATAAAAGAATATTTCGATAGCGATTCTTTTAAAGAAACGCTAGAAGATTTTCTTAAGAAATTTGATTCAAATAGAATTGGCACGGATTGGCGCCAAGGAAAAGATATTACATCTCAGCAACTATTTGAGACATTTGAATTTAAAGGCGTAGATTTCAATAAGTCTATGGATAAGGACGAGAAGCAGTCATTAATAAATGATACTTACGATGCGCTTATGGATATGTCTGAATTATTAGGTGTACCGCCAAAGTCTCTTGGATTAGGAGGTAAGATTATTCTATCTTTCGGCGCACAAGACAGAAAAAATTCAGCTGCTGCAGCGCACTACAATCCAGTAGATAATGCAATTAATATAAGCCGCCTATCTGGAGTAGGGTCTTTCGCTCACGAATGGTGGCACGCGCTTGACCATCATTTTGGTGTAATGGGCTTTGGAAAATATGATTTAGTTACAAGGGAGCTAGATAATAACTTTTTAGCGACTCCGCAATCATCATTGCTTAGAGATGAAATGTTTGATGCTTATAAGAAACTTGCATCTTACTTTTCTTCTTCAGATTTAAAATCTAGGAGTAAAATAACAGATGTTAATCGTAGAAAAGTAACAAGAGGTAAGTATTACTCTACAATGGTAGAGATGACAGCTCGGGCATTCGAGAATTATGTTCAATATAAGATGTCGGAAAACAACAAAAGAAATGATTTCTTAGTTGCTACTAAATCTAGTATGGGATACGATTCTCTTTCTAGTGAAGATTCTTGGGCAAAGTCATTTGTATATGTTAAACCAGATGAAATTGCTGAAGTTTCTGAGCTTTACGATAACTTCTTTAAGACAATTGAAGCTAAGGAAGAGAACAACAGAACTATTCTTTACCAAGCCTCTGGATTAGAAGTTGAGCCTCGAGCTATTGGACTGACATCTGATATTATCGCAGCATCTAATGAGGCAAAAGATAATGTATCAGAAGATGGTCAGGTCACAGTTCGCTACCAACAGAAATACGGAAACATTGAACTGTACCACGGAAGCGGATGGGTGTTTGACAAGTTTAGCTTAGACCACTTAGGTAAAGGCGAGGGTGCCCAAATGTACGGTTATGGAATGTACTTATCAGAGGACAAGAATATTGCAGCAGCTTATGCAAAATCAAACCAAGGAAACAAGCTCAAGATTATGGGCTTATTAAACTTCTTGCCTAAAAAATTGCAGAATGAGGCGTATGGCAAGCTACAGGGTAATATATCAATAAAGGACTGGGAAAAGTATCTTGATACCAATAAGGGCTTTCTTGGATTGAATATTACTAAGTCTCAGCGCAAAAAGCTATTAGATGCTTATGGATACAGAAATGTCTATACAGTTATGTATCGTCCAGCTAAGGGCACTTCGTTGTGGCTTGATTGGCATACAAACGTTAGTCCATCTGTTGCATCTCAAATAATCTCTGGAGCAAAGAGCTTAATTAAGCCATTGCACGCGCAATTTAAAACTCTTATAGATAAGAATGGGAAAGCGCTAAAAGGCAAGGAGGCTGAATTAATGACATTGAACAATGCGTTTCAGATTGTTAAGATTTTAGGAGAAGAGACTACGATTAATAATCTTATGGCTCATACTGGAGGAGAGCTATATGGCAAGATTCAATCTACTTTTAAGAATCAGAAAGACGCATCACAATTATTGTTGATGATGGGAATTGACGGTAATAGAGTTCCTGTAGGATATTTCTTGAATAATATGAGTGGGCAAAGAACTGTTGCTCCAGACCAAAAGTATAACTACATCGTATTTGATGCAGATAGACTTAAGATTATGAATAGAAGTACTATGCGATTCCAATCTTCTGAAGGCGCAAACTTAGCTTTAGTTGATGATGCTGCAGAGTACAAGATGGTCGAGCTTTATGGAAACCCACAAGAGATGCTAGCTCACTTCGAAAGCAAATTCAAGGTAGACAATGCTGCACAGCAAAAGGGCTTTGCAACAAAGCTTAGTAAGGCATCAAGAACAATAGAGGGGGCTATTACAGATAATATTATGACTCGCGCTGCGGCAAGGTTATTTAATCTTCCGTTTGATGCAATCGACTGGATTGGCGATGCTGGATTCATCAATATTACTAAAGTAGACGAAAACGGAAATACCACTAAAGAGAAGGTGTCATTCAATTCATTGTGGAAGTCTGCATTTGGTATGTCTGAAGGAAAAGCTAGGGAGCTTACGTTAAAGGGGCTTGAATCCAATAACAAGTTTGCTAATATCGCTTCGAACGTAGCAACTGGATTGATTAAGAATCTATCTGTAACAGATAAGCTTCAGAAACAATCTCGCGAATACACAGGATACAAGGACAATGCGCACAACTTAATTAGAAGACTATCTACCTCACTCAACGGTATGGTTGGCTTTGATGCTCAAGCATTAAGACGCGTACACTCTTTATTGGACCCAGAAGCGTTCGAAGGAATGGATAGAACAGATTTGCCTGGGAATCCATTAGAGTTATCTGTAAGCGAATTGCGTTTATTTAACGCACTTCGTACAATGAACGACTATATGCACGAGTGGCACTATAAGAACGGATTCTTGGATAAAGAGACTTATGACAAGTTTAAAGGGAAATACTTTGGACGTATGTACTCTGAAATAGAGCACAAGCAATTCAAAGATGTGAGCGAGGCGATGGATAGTATGACTGCTGGAACAGATTTATCTATGTTCAAGCAGAGAAAAGACTTCGAAATGGTTGACCTCAACCTTATGGAAGACCCTATCTACATTACTTGTAAGAGATTAGCTCAGATGGCGCACAACCAAGCTGTAGTAGATTTCTGTGACAGCATTGCTGAGAGCAACGAGTATGCTATTTACGATAAGCTAGATGATATTCCAGAGAATCTTCAGAAGTACTATAAGAAGCTTGAGGGCTTTGGTAATAATAAGCGATTTGGAGAGCTTACTAATAAATATGTTCCATTGGCTATACACGAAGAGATTTATGGAACCCAGTTTGCTAGCCAGTTTATGTCTGATATGTTTAACTTATTTAAGAAATACGATAAGTTAGCATTGCGCCAGATGTTAAAGAAATCTAAGACAGTGTACAACCCATTGGCGCGTCTTGGTAACATTGTATCCTCTTTTGCATTTGCGTTCCAAGGTGGCGTTAATCCATTCTCTTTATTACAAAAAAGAATTGCTGCTAAAGAGCAAATTGATAACTACGGAGAGTACGTGCAAGATTTGACTAAGGCTGGAGTTATCGGAACAAGCGGTGTAAATCAGATGCTACTTGGTATGGATGAGAACTCTTGGTCATACAGGACTCTTGTAGCGCTCAAGGTCCCTCAGAAAGTTCTTGCTAACGCAAACGACTTTGACAATATGGTTAAGGAGACTTACGGGAAAGCCGATGATGTTGCGAAGGTTGCTATGTATATGTCTCTTGTGCAGGACAGAGGAAAGACGAAAGAGGAGGCTATTCAGATTGTAGCAGAGAGTATGCAGAACTACAAAACTGTAGGCAAGTACTTTGTGTTATCTTCTATGACACCAGTATTTGGTAACGCGTTTATTCGCTTTAAAGCTGATGCTACTAGAATCTTATATAACGGAATTGCTAAAAGACCATTATATACGGCTGCTTATATCGGAATGCTTTACGGAGTGAAAGAGCTTTTATCTGACTTATCTGGAGAGGACGACGAGGAAAAAGAAGCACGCGAAGAGAGACCATTCACAACTAAGTGGGGCGCTGGTCCTTTTGCGATTCCAATGAACTGGAAAGTTGGAAGTAAGGAGTTTAACGTCGGAAGATATTTATCTCCATACTATATTTATGACCAAGGGTATTACGGCGACAATTTAGTTGACGCGTCTCAGTACTTACCGTATCAAGTTCAAAAGTTGCAGCCAGGAAAAGGTCGCGGACTATTAAATACAGGGTATGTCCCTGGACTAACAGACCCATTCTTGGGTGTTGGAGCTCAGTTGTTATTTGACTACGATTACAAAGGAAACTCTGTTGCAGACCCAGGAGCTAGCAGATTTATGCCTCAAACGGTTAGTAGCAAACAAATGATTCTTAATCAATTGGCGTTTGCGGGCCGCTCTTTAGGTAGCCCTTATTACGGATGGATTGCGGACCAAAATGCAGCTTGGGAAGGCAAGCTTGATGTTCACGATAGAAAGCGTGACCCATTAGACGCTGCACTTAGCTTGGTCATTAAGAATGAAGAGATTGATAGCAAGATTCTTACAGAGAAATATGCAAACCATCTTAATAGAATGTTTAAGCAACACCAAGCTGCTTTAGACTTAATTAAGGTAACGCGGACTCGTATGCAGGAGGACATTCTTAGAATCCAATCTAATACTGAATTAACTCCAGCTCAAAAGCAAATTCAAATTCAGGACGTATATGAGATGGCAGAAGAGTTGAGAGTGGAGAAGCATAATGAAATGCTAAGAATTGCCAAGGAAGCGGAAGAGCCTTACAAGAGATTCTTAAAACTTAAACAACCCAAAAAGTAATGATTAAGAAAGTAAAAGAAGGATACAAAGTTGTATCTAAGACAACAGGGAGGAACCTAGGAGTTTCTCCCACCAAAGCAGGGGCTATAAAGCGCGAAAAACAAGTGCAAATGTTTAAGCACATAAAAGCCAATAAAAAGAAATAATTTGTAACTTTGAGAAAATAAGATTATTATGGCAAGTATTATTGAACTTCAAAAGTCTCAGCGTGCATCTCAAGCATTTGGCGCATTAATGAGTGATTACTCACAGCCTGCTGGAGAAGCTGGAGAAAAAGAGTCTCCGCAAGAGGAGTTATTGTGTGAGATGCTTGAGGCATCTGCGCAAGCTAAAGTATTTCATTGGCAAACAAGCTCTTTTGCAGAGCACGAGGCTATGGGAGAATTTTATGACGGATTTAATGATTTAATGGACAAGTTCATTGAAGCTTACCAAGGTTGCTACGGACGTATTATGTCTGGATGCGATATGGAAATCAAGCCATATACAATGGACGCTCCTGTAGCATTTTTGACTTCATTTAAGCAGTATATCTCTGGTGATGCAAGAATGTGTGTATTGGGCAACTCTGCATTATCTAATATCCTAGATGAGATTAATGGTCTAGTAGAACAAACTTTATACCGCTTAACCTTCAAGTAATATGAAAAATGGGTTATACGCTAATATTCACGCTAAGCGGAAACGAATTGAAGCTGGTTCTGGTGAAACAATGAGAAAGGTTGGCTCTAAGGGGGCTCCTACTGCAAAACAATTTAAGCAAGCGGCTAAAACTGCGAAGAAGAAATAATGTTATCAAGAGAAGCAATAAAAGCTAAGTTAGAGCGTTATGGCTTATCGGGAGTGAATAAGCCTAAACGCGATACACATAACGGTAAATCTCATATTGTTCTAGCGAAAGACGGCGACAAAATGAAGCTTATTCGTTTTGGGCAAGCTGGCGTTAAGACTAATCAAACCGTTGGTCAGCGTGAGGCATTTAAGTCTCGTCACGCAAAGAACATTGCAAAAGGTAAGATGTCTGCAGCATATTGGGCTAACAAGGTTAAATGGAGCCCAAGCAAAACAGCATCGTCATCTAAAAAATGGGTTAAAGGCTCATAGTTGATTTGGCTTATTCTCAAGTTAGATATTGTCAAGTTTGCGGTAAAGAAATGTCTTATGCTTCAAAGTATGAGTTCAACAGAGCCGCTAAAAACAAAACTAATTGTAGAACTTGTGCCTACAAAGACGCCGTCGGCAAAAAGAAGTATCAGGAAATTCAAAAGGGATGGTTTGATACTAAAAGAAGAAGGGCGATAGAGAGAGGTAAAGAGTGGGATATAACAATTGAGTATCTTTGGAGAGTGTATATTAAACAGGGGAAGGTCTGCGCATTGTCAGGTCTTCCTCTTGATTTTGATACGGATAGCGAAAATGGTACCGTATCTATCGATAGGATAAAGAATGATAAGGGGTATGTTCGGAGAAACATCCAATTGATACACAAAGATTTAAACTTTATGAAGTATGTGTACGACCAAAAATACTTCATTAAAATGTGTAAATTAGTAGCAGAAAAACATAAATAAACACAATGGCAAAGTCAGCATCAGCTAAATATTACGCTTCTAATCCAGAGGCTCGCGCTAAAAAGGCAGCTTACGATAAGAAATTCAATCAAAAACCAGAACAGCGAGCTAAACGCTCTGAACTTGTTAAGGTTAACCGTGAGCGCGGTACATACGGAAACGGAGATGGTAAAGATGCTTCTCATACAAGCAGAGGCATTGTAATGAAAAAAGCCTCCGTTAATAGAGGCTCTAAATCAGATTCAGCTGGGGACAGACGTGCAAGGGGTGGCAAGAAGTAGCTACCCCAATAACAAGCCTGTTATATCTTTACTTTGTTTCAAATCAAGCATACCAACAAGTTTAGGAACGTATTGATTCTCTTCAAAATCAGTAGTCTTCTTGCAGTCTTTTGTAATCCAAGTAGGCTCCTCAATTACTCTTAAGTCGAAGCTGTATATTCCTATTGGCGTCGAGTTGATATATCTTACTTCACAATAGCTCGATGCAACAAGCTTAATGTACTTTGATTGCTCGATAATTAAAGTGTCGTAATGAAATCTCCTACACTTAAGCTCAATAGTCAAATCTTTTTCTTTCGAAAATGCGTCTGAAAAATGAAATTGGTCAGTAGATTCCAAGTCGGGGACTAGCCTTTCTTTTAGTAACTGAAATAAAACTTGCTCATTTAGAGCGGCTAGCCTCCTTGCGTACATAGGCGTTATTGGTGGGATGATATTTCTTGTTCCCAATTTAACCTGTGAGTTAATACGCCCTTGTAAACATTAAACGTATGGGTTAATACTGGATTGTTTTTAACCTGTGGTATCCAGTCAAAGAGATACACTTCTGTATCTTCCTGTAGGCGCTTCATACTGTCGATATAATCAACCTTATTCTTAATTATACACTCTAGTATAATCCATCTCTTATTGCTCTTTATTACGGAGAATATGCAGTCGTTAGCCTCTAATAGAGTTCCACTTGCTGGAGTTTCTGAACCTTCTTCAACTCTTACTGTAATGTTGATTCGGTATCTAATGTTCTTGTCTATCATAATTTGTTTAGTAGGTCTTCTTCGTACAAAGCTAGCGCTTTCATCTTATCTGAAACTGGTGGCTTAAACATATCAGTTACATCTTTTGCTGGGATAAAATACGCTTCAAAGTTTTTATCCTTATCGTATATAACTAGAGCTAAAATGTCGTTGTCAGTAGGCTCTGTTACAACCTTGTCGGTTAAAGCGAACAACCAAGTTGGGTCTAGCTGTGCATACTTGATAAAAGACTTTATGTGGATATTTTTGCCGTCAGCTACTATGTCTGCATCGTGAGACTTCATCCAAACTTCGTGCATAAGCATTTCGGGCTGACTAATCTTCTTATATCTTTTAGAGGCTACTAACGTGTTGTAAACAGCCACCTCGGACATTTTGCCTCCCCAAGCCCATAATGACAACTTCCCTGCGTTACCTTCGCTCTTGCTTCTGTAGAATGAAGCTTCCTTATTTCCCATTTCTTCTGCGAACAGGTCGCACATTTTTGCTTGGTAGTTCGTCGGAGCTATCAGCTTTAACTTTTTTAACATAAGATAAGATGTGTATGGTTAATTTATAATGTTTTTTACCTAGGCTTTCGTCTGGATATATCCTTATACCCTTGCAGTATTTCTTTGAGTCATCTATTATGTAGTGGCCTTTTTTCATTGTGTCCTCTAATATTTTAATCATAGGGACGGTATTACTGGCGTCTAATCTTGAATTATACATCAGCGTTATCATATACTTATCTATTTGCTTGGTCCTCTTTGGCAGAAGTCGCATAAATGTTGCAGCCCAAAACTCTTTCTCCTTGTTTCGGAAGCTCCAATGCCTGTTGGCATACCATTTATTTAAAGATAGGTCAATGTTAAACCATTCTATTTCAAACGAATCTATTTCGTCGTAACTGTCATTCATAGTCTTGTTTTGAATTAACAACCTCCTCCACATTAATCCAGTAGCACTTATCATCAAAGTGCTTAAATCTTACATTAGAAGACAACTCCTTAACAAAGTATTTGATAACAGCTTTTGCTCCACCAGCCTTAGCTAAATCTTCAATATAAGCTAACCTCTCATCTGGCTTGAGGTTATTTATTGGTTGCATTATTTTCGATTTAGATTCTTGTCCATCATAATTGTCGGGTCGTCTTCAATAGTCTCGAGAAACTCAACAATCATATTTTTTGTGTATCGCATTGGCCTCGTTTTCATACATCTTAAGTAGCCTTGCTTCCTTGCTGACCGAAGTTGCCTTTTGGTGAATCCAGTCATCTCTATTACATCTTCGTTATAATAGAATAGTTTAGTTATCGGTAATTCCATTATTTGAATTTCTTATTGTTTACAGTAACAATGATGTCTAATGACACCAAGTAACCATTGGCTGCCAAGTTAGATACAATTTTATTGAGTAAACCGAATCCAACTTTTCTTCTGCCAGACTCTAATCCAGAAACTTGCTGGAAAGAATTTATCCCAGCAAGTCTAGCAAATTCAGCTTGCGTCATCCCAAGCTCTAATCTCATAGATTTAATTAAGTCCTTTTTCATATTATCTATATTCTTTTAAGGCAACTTTAGCCTTCTCTATCTCTTTTTTCTTCTCAACAGCTAGCTGATTAAGAATGTGGGCTATCCACTCGTTGTAGGTTAAATTTGTGTTCATATTCCTAAATGTTGTTCCCAAGATATGTCATCCATATCCGATTTTAATAAGACTGTATATTTTTTGTATAAATAAATTTCTAGGCAATCAGAGCTTCTATTAAAGTCGGCAGGGTAATTGCCAGCTTTAATAGACTCGATAATCTCAATAATCTCGCATATATTATTAAAGTTATGCGTATCAGCTATCATTTTATACTTGCTCTGATTGTCCTATTGCTATTCTTAACAGGGGGAAAGTACTCTGTAATCTCTCCTGTTTCTTGGTCAACTACCGTAGTAGATGTTTTGATAGACTTAACAAAAGCTTCAATCTCTTTTAGCTTTTTGCTTTGCTCGTCTACAGCTTTCTTCTGCTCAACCCACTTTTGATTGAGAGAGAAATCGTACTTTGTTGTATCTACAGCTTGCATAGACACTCCAAATTTAGCAACTGTTCCATTTTCATATTTATTAGCCTCCTTCTCAACAAACGGCTTAAGTCCGTTCTTCATTTCAGTTAGCATATAAATATATTTCTCACATAGAGCGTAATCTCCCTCTACGTCGCCACCTTCAAAAGAGATGCGCTCAATGTAGGAATTGACTATATTGTCAAGTCCTTCTTTAGCGGTCTCTTTTAACAGGTTGCTTTGCTCTAATTTTACTAGCTCATTCATAATACTAGAAAGGAAGCGCGTCAAATTCATCTTGAGAAGGAACTTCTACTGGAGTAGCTACCTCTAATACCTCTGTTGCAACTGGCACAGATGCCGAGGCAGCCGCTTTTCTTGCGCTAAAATATGCTACAAGCTCGTCGTACTTAGCATCTGCAGCCGCACTAGTTTTTGCGTCAATAGCTGAGCCAATAGTAAATGTAGGTGTACTGTATTTTACAGAGCCCTTCTTTGCATCTGTTGCAGTGTTGATTTCGATATAGTTTCCTAAAAAGCTTTTTCTAGCTTCTTTAGCAAACTCTGACCAAGCCTGAACTGCAGCGCCCTTCATTTGGATATTAACAATCTCTCCATCCAATAAAGCGTATAAGCTAGTGTGGTACGTTCCACCAATAGCATTTACGTTTGGCTTGATGTCATTATATAATCCGCGAGCCAGCTCTCCGCCTTTAAATGAGCGAACAACTAATTCTTCGAACTTAACAGACTTAACCTCGTTAGAGTAGATTGAGCTGCCAGACTTCTCGTGGAAGCCCTTGATTGTAGCAAATTCATCGAAATGAATAAGTTTTACTGGTAATGGTACTTGAACCATTTTGTTTAATGATTTGCTATAGTAAGCAAAACATTTGTCGTTTGAGGACCAAGTTAGGTATTTCCCAACTGGAGACTCTAGGGTCGGTTTGTAAGCATCTGAACGTGCCATATTATTTTGTTTGGTTTTGGTTTAAATTAATTGTCTTGATAATACTTCTCCTGTTACAACGTCAATAACTTCTGATATTCTAGCTTTGGGAGCAAATGCTACAGCCTCTGCTAAAGAATATGAGCCATCTGGATTACGTTGCTGTGTTGTCACTTGAACTAAGCAGCCTTCATTTAGCTGTATTGCTTTTGTGGATTTCATCCAACCTTCATTCTCAGAGCTTGCCTTAGAAATCAACTTCCAAGTATCTCCATCTCCCCAGAATGCAATGTCGCTGACATTTTTTTTGGCGCCTGACGCCTCAGTGTTTTTAAGTGTTTTAGCCATTTTTGCTATTTGTTTGGTTTATGGGTTTAAAATTAATACAAATAATTTATAAATCAAAATGTTTATTAAAAGTTTAACAAAAAAGGTAGCTCGCAAAACAAACTACCTTTATGAGCATCACAATCAAATTAAACATTATGAAAAAATGCTATCTATGGAAGCCGTATCGCTTCCGAATTACAGGCTCTTCGTCTGTATAAGTTTCGTTTGGTTTCGGTACAAGAGTATAGGCAAATGTTGTGCCAGCTTTTCTTTCAAAAGCAAAATCTTCTTCCTCTGTTTGTGCTGACTCTGTTTGCGCATTCTCTTCTTCTAGTTTTGCTCGAATCATATCTCGTGTCTTGTAGGCGCGAAGCTCTTCTTCTAATAGTAGAATGTCTTTACGGAGGCGTGTGAGGTACACTAATCCATCCATCAACTCTTCCCGAAGGTGCTGACACCAATCGGATGTTGATAAATCTGTCCTATCCATATCGGTGCCGTACTTGTCGTAACCTTTCTGCGCTCTAGCGCCAAATTCTTTAATTATTTCAAACACAACACTGTCTGTAAATGTTGTAGTTTGCTCTGTTTCGTTATTCAACTCCATAGCTTTTGAATATTTCTGATACTTTTGTTGCACATTCTATCTTAACGTCTCTTTCGAGGGTCTCCATCTTTAAGGCAATATCAAACAGATAATCTGCCTGCATAGATGCGTTAATAAATTGCTCTAAGACAGTTCCTCCGCTTTCTCCGCCTTCTACTGCCATAAGCACATCAACTTGCTTTTCAAGTTCCTTGACAAGTAGATTTGTATATTGCTTAATTTTTTGATAGTGAAAGTTTGATGCGACAACCTTCTCGTCAATAAAGTCTCTAAGTGATTGACAGTAAGCATAATAGCGAATCATATCTCTTAGTTCCGCGTCTGATAATAATCTTTTTGGCATTTTAATTTTGTTTAGTTAAAGTCTGTATAAATAAGTATTGGTCCATTTTCTACATAAGTCACGGAGCGAGACACGTTATATTCAAAATAATCTACAGCTTCATCTTCTGTCATTCCATCTCGAACAAGGCACTCAACCATATCTCCAATTGAATACACTAAGCTGACACCCGCCTCGGTTACGTGAGCGCCAATTATAGCGTCGTCAAATCCGTCCATAAGAATAATCTGTTCATCTGGAAATGTTTCGATTATCTCATTTATTTTATTGCTTTTTTGAATCATTGTATATCTTAAGTATAATTTTAAAAAACTTCTCGCTCATAAAATCTAGCTCGTCAAGTTTTGCTCGCAATATTGCAACGGCCTCATCAACGTTCACTCCAGACTTCTCTGCAGAAGATATGTCTGCAATCTTTGAGCGAAGGGCATTTCTCCTGTCTCGTATTGCATTTTGTATTTCGTGCGATACAAGAATCGAATATTTGTCATTCATATTTTGACATTTTTGATAGACAAACTACTTTGTCGTAAATATATGTGGACCAAACAGGGCTCGAACCTGTGACCTTGTCGTTATGAGCGACCTGCTCTAACCAACTGAGCTATAAGTCCTTTTTGTGCCGAGATAACAGGAGTCGAACCTGTACAAACGCAAGTGATTGGTACTGTCCTTTCGGATACTCCCATTTCGTTATGCTACCATTACACCATATCTCGTGGTCGAGTCTTTCCTCGAAGTCACCAATCGCTAATTTGCGCATCAATTTGGACTTGCTTCCGAAAAGCTTTTCCTCTTATCAATTAGGGCCGCCAATCTGGTTTTCCACCCCTCGTAGTCAGGACAGGACTCGAACCTGTAAGCCTTGGTGCCAGCCGCTAATGCGAGCCACGAACCAGGGATAGTGTTATTTAGACTCGCTTCCACATACGAGTTGGCTTTTTGCGTGTGCCATTCCGCCACCTGACTAATGCTCATCTTTCCGAGCAGTCAGCGTTTATTAATGATACAGTAATAAGGTTATGTAACACTGCTCTCAAACTTATCCAGATTAAAATCATTCTTTACAAGGCTGCAAGATAAGCTCTATCATTAATCATCACACTCCAACGCTTCGGTGTGTTAAAAACGTTACCCCTTGTAATACGTGGAACAGAACAAAGGTAACTAAACTAAATGATTTTATCAACAATTGGTTTACATTTATTTATAAAATCTTTGAAAGTCTTGATTCTGACGTAAGAAGCATATCGCTCCCTTCCTCCAGAATGCCTTAGCCTATCAAGTGACACATCTATAAATTTTAGGTCATTTGTTATAAGCTCCCCCTGCTTAATAGACATACTCTTAGGCTCAGTATTGTTTGCTAAATACTCTACGGCCCAAGCTTCTGCCATAGCATAATACTGCTGCATCTTATCTTGCATATCTTAAAAGCTTTATTTCGTTGAATTTCTTGGCGTCTTCTATATATCTATCAACCGCGTTTATTCCGTCCTTTGTTGTAATGGGTTGTATTACAAAGAATGTGAACGGCTTTTTATTATTATACCAATCTAGGCTATTACCATTAACGTCCACTGAACAGTAGTGGTAGTTGCCATCTGACATCATAATAATTATCTTCCCATCAATTACCTGAAATGGGACATTTTGTTCCCGAAGGTACTTTAACATCTTATTTCTTAATATTGCTCTACTCTTTATCATAGTCGTATGTAAGTAAAAAATTATTTATAATAATCTCGTTTGAATATATATTGTCTCCGTCGGCAAATGATATCCCGAAATCGGTATATACTACTCTGTATTTCTTTATGTAAACCATAAAGTCCGCTAACAAATTTCTGGCTGCTGGTATTTTGCTTCCAGAATCTCTACCTATATTGAGACCCCTTTGGTATGCAGATTCAACTGCATACTTGGTGTCCATTATCAAGTCTTCTATTTCGCTCATAGTGTTATCCTTATTGAGAAAATAATCCACGAAAATGTAATTGACGTAGGTAGTGTTGTGAAGCCCACGCGCACTCTCACGCTAGGTAATACTTCGATGAATCGTCTTGTGACGTAAAAATTAGTCTTCATAATTTGTTTCTATTTTTATATTTACTTTGTATCCCAAATGAGTCAATAGTTTTTCTATTGTATCTTCAATATTCATATCTGCGTATTCAGTTATCGGCACGTTATCTACTTCTAGGCGTGTGCCGTAGTCGTCACAACAGCCATCTCCGCAAGTGTAGTGCCAGTCAATTAGTTTGATGTTTATTTCTTTCGGTGTCATAAGTTAATTAGCTCTTGTTCAACTTTCTCTAAAAATGGTTGAGCTTCCACATCACACCATTCAATCATTTTCCTAATCGCCACTAACGCAGACAGCTTGGCGAATGGATAATATATAATCGAGTAGTCGCTCAATTTCATTGATTTTATTTGCATAAACTCATCTATTAGTTGCTCTGCAAATTCTTTTGATGTTAACCCTTCGTATGTCATATCCTATTAACTCCTTTTTTAACATTTCTTTCGTACCTTGCTCTGTCGGCGGGCGACATTGAGTAGAAGCCTAACTTGCTTTTATATACCCTGCTTCGACGGGTGCAATGCTCACACGGGTAACTTCCTAAGTGTGATTCCAATACGTTTTCTAAGCTATTATCTTTTCCGCAGTAATAGCATTTAAGATTGTGTTCTGTAAGGCGTGGGAATGGTTTACCACTTATGCCTTGTCTATTCTTTGGGTAGGTTCGTGCCATTAGCTTGTTCCAAGCGTTGGGGAGCTTGCGACCCATAAGTTTCGTTGTAATATTCTTCTGCTCTATTGATACATCCGCCCATTACAGCGTCTGCATATTCATCTGCAAATTGAATTATCTGCTCTTTTTCCATTTGTTTGGCTTGGTCGAATGATTCATTATATAATTCAGCATAAGTTTCTTTATTTATATACTTCAATTTGTCCATTAGCCATTCTACTGCCGTTTGTTTATTTTCCATTGTATCCATATTTAATTACCTCACATATAATATATGTTATCTTGTGGTTTCTTAAGCCATTGCAAAACTCATTAGCTTCTTCAAATGAGCCTAATTCAATAGATTCTTGCACCCAGTCTTCTCCATCCATCGTAAATACTATAAATTGTTTATTTTCCATAAGATAAATTTTTAAATGAATCAATTGCTGTTAACCAAATATCTCTAACAAGTAATTTTGTAACATCATTCCAAGCTATTGCTCGAGCATTTGACTCATCTTTATCATCAATAACAAACTGATATTGCAATAGGCATTTTTTTCCATCAATAAGTTTTGCTCTACAAGTAAACATTGAACGCTTAAAATTACTTGAATCCCAAAACTCAAACACAAAGTCAACATTCTCGTAGCCTCTTACCGAATTGATAATTTCTTTTATTTCATCTAGCCTCCAATTTTTAATTGGATTTATGCCTTTGTATTCTGCATAAGATTGTGTGTAATTTTCCATTGTCTTATTGTTTAAATGTTTTGTTGTAATATTTTTCCCAGTTAATTCTATCTCCTTCTTCAAATTCGTCAAAATCATTTACTCCTTTACAATACGCATCTCCTATCTGCTCCTTCTCCCGATAAATAAAATATGTGTCTATGTACCAATTTATTCTATCAGAATGCTTTTTATCTATCATCCCGAGCCTAGTGTCGTCATTAATATGAGCTTTTAGCATCTGCATAGCTGTCTGTTTATTTTCCATTGTATTTTAAGTTTGGTAAATACTGCGGATTAAATACTCCAGTATGTGGTTGATGATTAATCGAATAAGACTTAGTAAGTTTCTCTACACTTACGGGCTTTGGCGGTTCTGCTACCTCGCAGGATGTACATAATATTGTACATAAGATTAGGTTAATTTTCATTACTTATTAATTTTAAAATGTCCTATTACTTTTCTTTTCGGTATATACTCTAAGTATGCTATTCTTTCTTGCGCTGCTTCGATTGTGCTATATCCGCAGCTATATCTTGATACATCTTTCCAGTCATTCCAAAATAAAAATCTACTTTTCTTTTGCAGATAGTATCTTGTAACTTCAACGTATTCATCAGATATATTCCTAATCATTTCTGTTTGTTCTACAATTCTATATTCTGCTTTCATCTCTATAATGTTTAATCATTAACTTAACAACATCAGTATAATCTGTACACTCGATTATATTATATCTCTCGTTCTCCTCGTGTATGTGCACCAAATAGCTTCTTCCAAGCTTAAGATTAGTATTCTTTTCGATAATATACTTATACAAGCTCGTCTGAATAGAATACGTTACTAGCTCACATTCTGGCAAAAACGCTATCGGATGAAGCATCTTCTTTCGGAACTTGGAAAAAGAATTAATTTCTTTATTGGTTTTATAGTCCCATATCTGTAGCTCTCCCATCTTCTGATTCCAGAACAACTTATCAACCATACCTGCTATACCAATTTCTTCGTCACCAATAACAAGCTCTGCGGCAATCGGAATCAAAGATTCACAAGCATCATTATAAAACGCCTCAAACAAAGTTTTACAAGCCTCATATCTTTCCAACATAAGCCCTTCTCCGAATCGCTCATCAAAAGGTCCCATATCGACAGGGAAAACTTTATTGAACCAATAGTTCTCTGCGTAATTGTGTAACAATGTGCCCTTTGACCTAGAAAAGTCCCCTTTAAATGCCCAATCGGCAAGAACTTCTTCTATAGAAATCTTCTTCTTTGCAGCTGTTTTTTCAGCCATCTTCTCTGAATCAAATTTCTCTTTGTACTTACCTATAAACGTCGTTCCGCTTACAAGCTCTTGCTCACCAATAAAATACTTATGAGGCTCATCGTAGTACTTTATGTGTTTGAATTTGGCTAACTCTTTATATATGTTCATATTAAAATGGTGTTACTGTTACATCGAAGTGCCCTTGCATTTTATTGATAGCCGAATCTTTATAGGCTACCTCTGGCTCAACAAATCTAGTAAGCTCAGCCTCTTCGTCAGCAAGCCTATTTGTCTTAACATCAACATATCTAATTACATCTCCTACGTTACCATCTCTATTCTTGAGAATAATGTATTTAAGAATATTGTCCATTGGAGTTACCGCTTGACCATTAGCCTTTGCATCAACGTACTTATAGTAATCGTCTCTGTACAATCCGATTACAACATCAGCATCCTGCTCGATATTACCCGAAGAACGCAAGTCTGATAATTGAGGCGACCTGTTTGCTCGCTTCTCTACCTCGCGTGATAACTGCGACAATAATATAACAGGTATTCCTAGCTTCCTCGCTAACCTCCTAATCTTTGTCATAACAGCGGATACTTGAGTAAAGTCGTCTTGACTTTTAGCTTGGCTGTCCTTCATTAATTGCAAGTAGTCTACTACAACCATATCAATCTTATTTTTTCGGCACTCGCCCGCAACAAGCATCGATAGATAATTGACATCTGTATTATCTGAATCGTAAAAGAAAATTGGCAGCTCTCTTAGTAGCCTTGCATTAGAACGCTTAATCTTCTGGACATCTTCTGGAGAAATTCTATTTGCCTTGATGTCCGAATAATTGTACTCAAATGCTTCGCTGGAAATGTATCTGTAGATTAAAGAATCTTTTGGCATCTCCAGTGAAAGGAACAAAACATTTTTACCTGATATAGCAGCCTGTTTAGCGATGTCTAATCCGACAACAGTTTTCCCCATTGAAGGTCTGGCTGCAATAATAGTTATACCCTTTTGCCAGCCACCTAAATGATAATTAAGTTTTCTGGAACCTGTCTCTATCCCACTAAACTTTGTTGTTCCAGCGGAGGCTTCTAAATTAACCATCACCTTGTCGTAGACATCTTTAATCGTAGTAACCTCCTCTCCAGCGGATACATCCGTTAAGTGAGCTACACTATTGTCTATCAAGCTAACAATCTCGCTTACATCGCAGTCGCTAGCTAAAGATTCTTGCATTTTTGCAGATAGGTTAGCAATATATCTCTTAGATTCAAGCTCTCTTAATTCAGAGCAAGAGGATAGCAAATCGATAGCCCGCTTAGGTATCATTGATATAACCTGTGATACATTCAGAACACTAGGCAAGTCTTTTGATTTAAGGGCCCTAAATACATCGAAGCGATTGAATACACCTTTTTCATTATAAAGTTCAACACAGGTCAAATATGCTTGCTTATTCAGCTCGCTAGCGAAAGAGTTTGGATTAATAATCTTCGATGCGTCTCCTGTAGTATGGGAATGCTCTAGTATATAAGATATAACATCTTCCTCTAACATTACATCTTCAAATTTCAATTTATTTACCATTGGTCTGGAATAGTTAGTTCAAATTGTTTGGTGCTTATTTGGCTCTCTGTTTTATTAGGGACTTGAATAGATTGTATCGATTCGTCTTCCCACACTCTGTTAGATATAAATCTTTCAGGGTCTTTTCTATAGGTTGGGTCTGGTCTAAAGATTAGGTATTTAGGTATTGCTTCTAATATAGCCTCCTTATCCTTCTCTTTTAGTTTCGACCATTTAGCTTGAGCGTTTTTCTTTCCTGTCTTTTTACCATATATCTCCCAAAACTCCTCGAACCTATCTTCTTTATTACTTTCTTCTTTATTGCTTTCTTCTTTCTTACTATATGTCGTTGGATTTTCCAATGTAGGAATTTCCAATGTTGGATTTTCCAATGTTGGATTTTCTGATGTAGGACTCTTATCTACAGGTACATCAAAAAGCTGGTATTCATAGGTTAAATAGCCTTTTGGGCTCCTGTGCTTTATACGGCTTAAGTACCCAATGTCCTCTAACTCTTTTAGCGCCATACGAACTGCAGTTAAGCCCTCCTTTGTTTGAGCGGCAATTCTTTCTGCACTAAACTCCCAACCGTCAGGCTTAGATTGAATGTATGCGTAAACACCCTTTGCTCTAAAGGTTAATTCTGTATTATTGAGCAACGCATTTGGCACTACACCATATCTGTTCTTGATAATTATCTTCGCCATTCTATTATATTTTTAATCTCTTGCTCGTAAGCTTTAATCTGCTCAAATATTTCTTCTATTTGATTTAATAGCGTGTCAAAAGCGCTCATTTCAGGAGTAGCAAATGCTATCACCTTTTGATACTGAATTAGCTCACGCTCTAAGTATAGCTTTCTCAATTTACATACCACCAAGTGCGCTTGCGCGTGTAGTGGGTCCATTGATAATATTTCCTCTTTCTCCTTATCCATACCCGATAAAAAAGCCCCCAATCTGTTGCGGAGATATGGGGGCGATTCAAGTCTAGCTTGAATACTTGTTGTTCAGACCGCAACTTCCAAACAACAAGTTTACGTAGCAAATATACAACAAAAAGTTTATTATACAACAGGCTTAATCGAAACAATATTGTACGAAGGAATGCCAAGTGTTGCAGCTCCTGTGTTGTACGGATTACTCACTATCAAAGTTCTGCAATCGTCTGTACATCCGTAATAAATGCCGTCAATTGTCTGAGTGGACATTTCTGCCAAGAAAGTGATTCTATACTTAAAGCCCTCTCCTAACTTTTTTGGGTCAAAAGATAGATTCTCTACCTTATAAATGTTCTTGTTCTTAGATGACATTGTCAAATAAGTTCTCTCTACCTTGCGCTCATCAATTGCGCTGTCAAATTTTGAAATCATAATTAGTTTAATTTTAAATAATCTTGTTTAAATGTTACGTTTTTAATTCCCAATCTATCTACATAAACGCAATCAACTTCTTCGGAGAAAATCTCTTCTTCGGGTACTCCCGATAAATTAACTGGCTTAAAAGATTCATATTTTTTGTAAGCTTGTGTAGATTCGGTCTTTTTAGGGCTAAATACACTATAGATTACTATACCATTAGCGCAAACTATTGCTATCGTTATTATCTTTTTTATCTTCTTCATATTTATCTAATACTGATGAAAGCACAAAGAACATAATGCACAAAAGCATTGCCATAAGTGATGCCATTTTGCCCTCTTCTTGTGAATAAATCTTCATTAGAATCGCAAAGTATATAGCGCTAATTATGCTCATAAATTTTATTAGTTTCATAGTGCGTCCATTTTTGCTTTTATATAATTTACTGTTTCGTCGGCAAGCTTTTTATCATACTTCGCCTGAAGCTCCCTGAAAATAACATACAGGTTAATCATTGGCGTATAATACCTGTTAGTCTCTTTATCTCTACTCGTGTAAAGGTGACTAATCGTTGTCCAAGTTTTACCAACTTCAACTACTATAGCTTCTGCTGGTCCGTGCTCAAATACTTCCATTAAAATTCATCTTTACTTGTAAGTTTTACTGACACAGGGAATAGCCCTTCTTCTTCTCCTTGAATAGTTATATCTAAACTAATCGAGTATTCGATATGCAAATCAAATTCTACGCCCTCGAACTCAAAAGAATGCCATTCATCGAGTTCATTGTAATTGATGATGGTTTCGCAATCAACTTTATTTACCCTAGCAGAAACTAAGATTGATTTTGTGAATGGATTGACCAATAGGTTAAACTTTATCATAATTTTAATCTTCGTAAATAATTTTCTTTGTTACTTCATTTTCGGGTATCACAAATGATGATATAAGACCCAACAAAAACATCTCTTCAGCTATCGTGTCGGCCAGTTTTTTGGGTAAATTAATTGATTTGCAACCCGACCTGATTATAATAGACTCTTTATCTGAAATCATATCGATATTATCGTAGTAGACCTTAGTCCATTCAGGTAAATACCTATTATCCTGCAAAATATCCGACCAAAACTCGTGCCCTTGGTCCGATTCTAGCCAAAAAAATCCGCTAGAAAGAAATTGCTGGAAACTTGTCGAATATTTATCCAAAAAATCTTGGAAATCATCTTTGTTTGCCTTAGTAGACGTGTTGTAATTCTCTTCGTATAAGAATTGTTCTTCAATCGTTAATAATTGAAAGTAATCTCTGTTCTGTGTCTTCCCCATTCTATTTGTTTGTTATAATTTTAAGCCCATTTGCAACAAATGCAACGTGGATATCTTTTGGTTCAATCGAAGTGCTTATAAGCTGAAAATTCTCGTCTGCTCCCGCTATTATACCGCTCTCGTAAAATACTCCTTTAACTCCTTCGATAGCATAAGCCCATTGACCTATATTTTTCTTGTTTGGCACTACAAAAGCGTGACCTTTAATCATCCCGCCTACCACTGGCTGCTCCGTGCCAATGTGCAAGTCCAAATCGTCTTGCACACTAAGCTCCGTAGCGAAATCTTCTATAACATATACCTCTTTGGTATCTATATCTATCTTAATTACTCTCATCTTGTTTCTTTAAGCCTAAATCATTAATTAAATCTTCTATTGCACTCTTTGAATCGTATAAGTCGCATACGTTACGCCAATAATCTCTGCCTTTCTCTGATGTTGAAAAAGAAAACGAACATTGTAGCATCTGTGATATAGACTTATATCTCATCTTCAAGAAACTATTAATTTCCTTCGCTCTCTCTAGCAAAAACTCTTTTCTCCACTCTGTAGCATACTCCTCGTCCATTTCCGACAATAATTCTTGCCCTGTCTTATTACTTTCGTCAACAAGGTCTGGCAAAACATCTTCCAAAAGTATGCTCGCTGGGCCAACTACTTTCTTGATAAAATCCATTATCATAGAATGTGTTGAATCTTCATTGCTGACGCCATCTCTTCGAGACATCGCAATATCTCTCCAATATTCGGGACCTTCCTCGCTCTCGTCAAAAGAGAAGCAACTACCTACGAATCGCATAAAGCTATCGAAGTTACTATTCAACACATCTTCCATAGAAAAATCGTCACCCTTGATGACATTGTTTCTGAAATTGGACTGCTCTTCTGTAGTTAACATTTCAAAATAGTAACTACCTTTTTGTTTGGTTAAATTTTCCATTTTTGTTATTGGTTTGGTTTATCTTTTTCTTTTAGCTGGTTTGGTTACTGGTACTCTATAATCTCTTTGCCACCCACGTGACTCACATACTACCTGAACGCCGAACATTCTTTTCGAGTAGCCGCTAGGCAACTTTCTCCTAGAATCATCCATTAGTGCATCCAAGTTTTCGTAGCTACGGTCAATCATCTTACATATCTCTTCATTTTTATCAGTGTAAACTGTGACCACAACGCTATCTTTTCTAGATAGCTTCCCGTTAATTCTTTCTTTCTCCATATTATTATGCCTTGCATTTTAAGATTAAATCATAATAAACATCATAAAGCTCATTAAAAATATCCTGTGCTTCATCTGTGTAAACTATACAGCCGTGTTCATCCTCAACTGTATTTACTTCTCCAGTTTTTCTGTTGCGCTCCATTGTCTCCTCGGCTAACTCGCTTGCTAGCTCAAGAATGTTGATTGATACTATTGAATTTCCCATAACATTATATTTAATTGATTGAATTACTATTTTAAAGTCGGTTAACCTATACACCGACAGGTGCTATCAATGGTTCACTACACCATCAAATTGGAAATTTAATTTCTATCTTATCCGAAAAATCAGTTTTCCTCTTTTGAAAAATGACCTGCTGTAAATCTTGAATCAAAAGTAGTACCAATTGTTTTACTTGTCAATAGTAGCACCTAAAATTCTTTTTAAAGTACAACGTTTTATTAGAATCTCGCAGGTTTATTTTTATTACAGGAATTAAGGCGCCAGTATTTTCTCGCAGAAATTTCAGCCAACGGCTCGGATTATTGGGAAAAATTCTGTGGCGCCACTATCAACTTCTTATCACTATCAAATTTTTCTATGAGAAAAAATTCTACGAGAAAAAAAATCAGAAATTTAAAAATCCGCAAAAATGCAAAAATCAGTTTTCTGATTTTGTGCGGTTCCTGTAATATGGTTTTTTGATTTTGCACGCGCTGGCAATTTCGGGCGCTTCTTGTTTTTGCCTGTTTATTTGGCGTCTGCTGGATTATCTCCGCGTTGGTAATGTGATTGTATGCCCGCGATAAATTGCGTTAAAATAAGGCCACAAAAAAAGCCCGATTTTGTCGGGCTTCTCTTTTCTGATTCTGTGATTTTTAGAACGGCGTAAAATACATTTCGAGTTCTTGCATTTCGTCCCATTCTGACTGCGTCAAACTATAGTAGCCTTTTGCTTTTAGCTCGCTGTATCGCTTGGCGTACTTCGCGTCGATTGCTCGCGCGTCCTCTGCAAGTCTTCGCATACTGGCTTCCTGTGCTGGCGTGTACTTCGTCGCCTGTCCTGTGCTTGCATCCGTCCAACTTAATTGCGCGGGCTGTGGTGCTGGCTGGGCTTGATACGCTGGCGCTGTGTAGGGCTTCGCGTAGGTCGCGGGCTTCTGATAATAACTACCTGTGTACTTTGGTTTATACGCGTCCTTGTAAACTTTCACGCCTCCGACATCGTAAAATCTTGATTCTTCATAGGTGCTATTCGAAAACCAGCAATTAGGATATTTTTTATCCGTCTTCCCTAAGTGGTCGTTGATTATGTGCGCCTCGTTGTCCGCGTTTAAAAAGATTAATTTTGAACTTCCAATGAACTTTGCGATTAGTCCCTTTAGTGCGTTATTCTCCAAAAAATCCGCTGGCAATTTCTGTAAAAAATTAGCGTTAAACAGGTTCGTGTCTGAACGTCCCGCCTCTTTTCCGTTTAGCTCTGATATGATGCCATTATGAACAAACGCTAATTTTTCGTTAGTAATAAAGGGGTGCGTATTGGTCTCGTTTACGCCTCCGCTTGTGCTGATTCTAAAATGTAGAACTATCTTACTCTTAGGGTGCTTGCGTCTAATATCAATATATTGATTGTAGTACGCCTCGACGCTGTCAAGCTCTTTATGTATAAACAGCTCGCGCGTGTTTGTGTCTGTCCAAATTAAGCCCGCTCCGTCGGGGTTGTTGTTCCAGCAATTAGCAATAAGAGATTTTGAGAATGTAATATTAGGAGTGTTTAAAATTGCGATGCACATAGTTTTAAAATTTAAAATTTGATAGTGAATAATTGATAGTGAAATTTTTTTGATAGTGAAATTTGATAGTGAAATTTTACAGGGCTTGCGCGTCTGTTTCAATCTTGCGGATTTGTTCCGAAAAATCGATGTTATAAAAATTAGCGTCGTACTTCTTCGCCATCTTCAAAGAATCTACGGCGCGTTTGTAGATTGTTTTCGTGTCGAAAATTCTATTGAATAGCTGGCGTAATTCGCTGGCTTCATCCATCAAAGTATTGACTACTTCTACAGGGTTGCCCGTTGGGTTTTGCGCCATTATGCGAAGCAAGTCTAAACGCCAATTAAGCGTCTCAATATTCTTAACGGCTGGGAAAATTCTAAACTCGATGCGCTCCGAAAATATGCGGACGGCTTGATATTTGTCGGTGCTTCTCTTCATAGCTTCCTTCTCTATTGCTTGGCAATATGTGCGCTCTGTTCTAAACTTGTAAATAGCATAAATCAGCGGTAAATATCCGCAAATTTGCTCGAGCGCTTCGCGTCCTGTCATACCTTTTACGCTGTAGTGAATATGCCCTCCGCAAGCCCGCGAAAATCCGCCATTTATTAAATTAGGATACTTCGCCTCGATTGCTTTCGCTTCGTCTATTAGCGCGCTCGTGTATAGGTCAAACATAGGCGAAACAAGCTCATAGCCTTTCTGGCTGTCAAGGCTTCCGTCGCGTTCCTTCACCCATCCAAACGCGTCGTAGATTTCGCGGTGATTGTAACAAGCTCCGTCGAAATCTTCTTTCTCAATTTCTACGCCTACGACGTGCGTCGCCTGTTGATAGTGCGCCAAATTGTGCGCTGGCGTTTGGCTGTGGTAGTCATAACGCTGTGGGCGCATATTGCGCTGACGGCACGCCTCTTGGTCGTGGCTGTCAAGGTCGTGTAAATTGTTGCAATGCGGACAAATTCCGATATTCTTACGCGCGTTCGCTGGGTCTTTTTGCGCGCTTTCTACGCTTGCATAAAGAATACCTGTATGCTGTAATTCTTTGAGCTGAAAATCATTAATACGCTGGGCTTCGCCGAACTTATTAATCCAGTTATAAGTTTGCGTGTAGTCAGATTCTCTTCTGAGCCTACGCAAGTCATCATCCGTAAAAAATATGATTTCAATACGCTGATGTCTTTCGCTCCAAATTCTTACGGCGTTTGAATGACTTATTAAAATTCGGCTGTTGTTATCCCAATTATTCAAAACGCTGTTTTCTTCTGTCAAGTGCGCGAAAACTTCGTACGTGCTGTACTTGTATTTGAATGATGAAATACGCGAAATACTCAACTCCATCCCGTCCTCTTCCTGTGCTTCTATGCGTGTAGGATAAATTTGCAGATTCTTAAAAATGTCCTCTGTATTTGTAGGGTCGCCTGAACTTACAAAAGTTTGTCTGTGTAGGCTGTGGATTGAAAAACGCACCTCAAGCGCTTCTCTCGTGAAATACTTTTCGCGTGCCTGTTCTGGGAAAAAACTAGAATCGCCTAATTTAAAAATGCCCGATTTTGCTACATCCAAATAGCTTAAAAAATACGCGGCGCGCTTCCCTCCAAATGGTGTGTAATAATCGATTTTAATTAATCGCGGATTTTGTTTAAACGCGTATTTGCAAGAGCGTCCTAAGATACGCGTATTAAATAGCTTTACGCAGTCAGATTTTAAAAATATGCCTTTATCGTAGTCTCCTTCCGCGTAGGCTTCGCAAAGGTATTTATTTTCTATCGTGCCTTCTTTTGCCATATTGTAGGCTTTTATTATTGGCCTGTCGTGGTGGCTACCTTCGGAGTCTCCCCAAGCGTAAAATTTATGCGCGGTTTTTAGTCCGCTTGAGCTTGTATGAGTAGCTCCTAAAAAATCGACAAATTTAGTTCCCTCGTTTGTTGGTATTACTAAATTCTTCCCTGTTTGAAATACAAATAGATTTTCCATTTTTGATAGTGTTTAAAATTTGATAGTGAATAATTGATAGTGAAATTTTTTTGATAGTGAAATTTGATAGTGATTACAATCGCTTATTTGATTCTACAGCTAAAGCGATAAACAGAAAGTTAAACGCGATTAGAACTATGGACAAAAAAAAGACTTCGGCGCTGGCTTGGAACTTGGCGCAAAACCAAATCATCCACAAAAGGACGGCGTTAAATCCGATTAATAAAAGTAATTTTTCTGCGTTTGCGCGCTGTATGCGCTGTTTTTCTGTGTAATTTTTCATTTTTTTATTGTTTTTGTGTGAATTGATACGCGATATTAATACTATTCTTCGATAATACAAACGCTTTAGTATTATTTATTTTACCTATCTAACTACAGGCGTTTAAAAAAATATACGCATACTTCAAATAAAGCGCCATTTTGCGCGTGTTGCATTTTCTCGCGGTGGCCTATGTGTTTGTTCATCTGCTGGCGAAAGTGTCTTAAATTGAAGATTTGACGCCTTAAATAAAGCGTTTGTTTTACAGCCCTAAAATTACAGGGCTTCGGCTGTGATTCTGTGGCGATTTTGTTTGGTAGCTGTGATGGTGGGAAAACATTTTTGTTTTGTTTGTCTGTGCTGGCAGGTAATTGATTCTATTTAAGCGCGCGCAACTACAGGAAACAAACGCAACAAATCGGCGTCGTACCTGTTGGCGCATAGAATTTCGGAAACATAATCTGTAAAAACAGCGTCTGCGGGCCCAAAAAGCGGTTTTTCGTTTGTGAAAAGTGGCCCCGCCCGTTTGTAGGTAACGATTTTCTCATAGAATTTTTGACCCCCAACTTGTAATATATAACCTGCCGCCCACAACTGCACGCTCATTTTTTGAAGCAACAGTTGCACCCCTACCCGTTATTTTAAGCGCACATAATCTACACGTAAGCGACTATCTATACTTGTATGGTGTAATGATATACTTGGCGCAGAGATAAGCTCTTATATCAAATATTGCTTCTAAGAATAATATGTAGTAGTTTTGAGGAGAAATAACCAAACAATTGAATTAGTATGCTATCTTACGACATTTCACAGTCGCCTCCGTCAACAGTTATTGTTGAGGTAGGGACGGCTCTAGAAGACACTGTTGAGTTCGGTAATCTTAAGTTACATATCGACCCTCATTTCAATCCGACTAATAACGTACGTATTTACGGCACAGTAATCGCTTTACCAGTAGGTGTGCCTAAGAATGAGTATGGTGAAGAGATTGAGCCTGAGTTAAAGGTAGGCGATAAGGTGTATTTTCATTATTTATCTATTAACGATGAGACCAATAATATATACGGCAATTATTATAAAGTACCTTATTATTGGATATTTTGTGCTGTTAGGAACAATGACATTTTACCTATTGGTAGTTGGACTTTCTGTTCTACGATTATTGAAGAGACGTATAATGGAATTGAAGTCAATGGTAAAAAAGTTGACGCTGAGCTAAGCTCATCTGGATTAGTAGTTGGCCTAAAGAAGAAGCCTTCTGTTAAGACAGCTCGCCTTGAGCACATAGGCTCTCCATTCAGAGGTAAAGAAAGATTACCTGTTAGTAAAGGTGATTTAGTTGTGTTAAATAAGAACTCAAACTTTGTTAATAAAATCGAAGGAAAAGAGTATTATACGTTAAAACAAGAGGACATTTTAGGTAAAAAGTGCGTTTAGAGCGTTTTTATCCACATACGATTTTCCAACGTTGGATTTTCCAACATTGGATTTTCTGATGACATAGTAATAAAGATTCCTAGTAAGAAAGAATATAGTAAAATATAGCTCGATAGATTTTTGGGAATACACTAACAGTATGTTGTAAAAGTTGATGTGAAGAAGCATCTGCACTTAACCAGGGAGAAAGCTTTGCTTTCCCCTAGAAGCCAAAAGAAAAAAAACTTTAAGACCCCGCCGCTGCCTCGCCCGCCGCTGCTAAAACAGAAACTATTATGGGACTATTTACAGAATCAGATTTCAAGAACTTAATGGTACCCGTTTTTGAAAAAGACTTCCTTAAGAAGCCTGCTACCATACGTATATTTGGCAAGCAGCCTAATTCTGAAGAGGAGGTTATCCGCTACATAGCTTTACTTTATGACCAGCGCTCTCCTATAAGAGTCAAGGTGTCTGACATTCTTGAGAGAAAACAAGAGTGTGCAGAGCTTGCTGGGCTAAAGGGTGAGACAGAAGAAATCTTTAATCTAAGCGACAAAAAAGTAGTGGGCTATGTCAATGCCTACATACGCTCCCAATCGTCGAAGATATGGGCTGTTCTCGCAGCCAACGAGGAGGTATTGTGGCAGTACCAACAAGAACTTTTAAATCCGATTGAAAACTTCAAGGACGATAAAGGTAAGTTGCAGGCGCTCGAGATTAAATCTAAGCTTATGGCAGAGTGTGATGCAATTATTAAAAGAATAGAATCTTATGAGGCAAAGTTATTTGGAGACAATCTAGATAAGAAGGACGATGTTATTAATTTTACACCAGAAAGCATAGCTAATATTTAATATGTACAGAGAGCACAGGTACGGAAGTAAGCTTAATATAAATGGGATAGTTGTAACTATACCTCCTAGTGGGACGGTGTACAATGTTATGACAGGTGCCTGGGAGAAAAGAGACATATTGAAGCGCTCTGCTAAAAAAGAAAATCAATATTGGGAAAGACCGACTCCTCCAGAAAATTATGAAGCTAAGCGAAAAAAAGAGATTATTGCGCAAAAAACGGACCCAGACTACTACAACCCAGAACTCCAAGCTTACCGCAATCAAGAGTGGGATAGAAGGCTTAACGGTTATTGGTTTTACAACAATGGTGTACCTACTTATATTACTGGTTTACACTATTTTTATTTGGTGCATTGGAAGATAGATGTCGGGTATCCACACTTCCGTATAACTGATTTGCATTTCTTTTATTTCCTAGAGTACTGCGTACAGGACCCTAAGTGCTTAGGAATGATTGAGGTAACAAAGCGTCGTCAAGGTAAGACTATGCGTGCTGGTGCATTTTTGTTTGAACTTACTTCTAGGAGTAAGAATAAGAATGCAGGTATTCAATCTAAGACTTACGAAGATGCAAGGGACAACGTGTTTTCAAAGGGTATTGTTATGCCGTTTAAATACCTGCCCGATTTCTTTGTTCCGATATATGATACGGAAAAAGGTCTTACTCCTAAATCGGAGTTGCGTTTCTTTAAGACTAATAAGCGCGGCGCCGTAGGAGATATATTTGACAAGAAGATTGAACTTGAGTCGCAGATTACTTTTAAATCAGCCGACAAGTTTGCGTATGACGGAACGAAGTTGCACCGATACTTAGGAGACGAGGCTGGAAAAACAAAGTCTGTTGACGTATATGAGCGCCACCAAGTCGTTCAGTTCTGTATGATGCAGGATGAGAATATCATTGGCAAATGTCTTTACACGACTACCGTCGAGGAAATGGAAGATGGGGGAGAGGCATTTAAGAAACTATGGATGGCCTCAGACCAGTCAAATAGGAATAGCAACGGCAAGACGCGTTCTGGACTATACAGATATTTTATGCCAGCGTACAAAACATTGTACTATGACCAATATGGATATCCAGACGAAGAGAAGGCGAAAGTAGAGTACCTAAATGAAAGAGCTGGATTAGAAGATGACCCGCGCGCTTTAGCATCATATATCCGTAAAAACCCATTTACTATTGAGGAAGCGTTCTTCTCGGAAGGAGAGTCTTGCTTGTACGATGCGCTTAAAATTAATAAGCAAATGGAATCGGTGTCGTGGGTTGATGAAAAAGAGTTATATTTGCGCGGAGAATTTGTTTGGGATAAAGGAGAGCGCGATACAAGAGTTGTGTTCAAGCAAACTTCTAATGGAAAGTTTTTAGTACATAAGAAGGCTAATGTGCTTGATGATAGCTTTTATAATCAAGTTGCTCAGTATGGGACAAAGAAGGCACCGAAAGCTAATAATAAGTACGCGCTTGGCGTCGACCCCTATGACCACGACAATACTGTTTCAAAGGAGAGGTCTAATGGAGCAGCCTATGTTTATCACAGGTATAGTTCCGTAGACGAGCTTAGTGAAACTTTTTTAGTAGAATATATTAATCGCCCACAACAGGCTGATATATTCTACGAAGATATGATTAAGTTAGTTCATTTCTTTGGGTGCCAAATGCTTGCTGAGGACCAAAAGATTGGGTTAATAAAATATTTTGAACGTAGAGGATACGAGAAATTCTTGTATAAAATGCCCAATGCGAGCAAGTATGGCATATCCGCCTCCCAAAAGACTCACCAAGAGATTGCTGAGCAGACAGAGGCATATATTGAAGAGAACATTGAAAAGGTTATATTTAAGAATCTTTTGAAAGACTGGTTAGAGTTTAATATAAATAAAACCACTAAATTTGATGCGGCGATGGCGAGTGGCTACACGTTGATATTAGCAGGCAACTCTAAGTTCGCGCAGAAGATTGAACAAAAGAAAACAATGTTTGACGTAAGGGAGATATTCCTGTAATAATTATGAATAATAACGACAAATTACCTAGCGGCTTTCCTAGCCACCTTGAAGATTCAAGAAACAAAGGAAAAGCTTGGATTAGCCAATACATAAAGGCTGCCTGGGATGACTTCACAAAGTATTATCCTAATCAACTTTACAATGGTCGCGAGTCTTACCACGAGACCAAGATGTATATGCTTGGTAAGCAATCGACAAATAAATATCGTAAATTATTATCCCCAAGAGATGCTGCTAACGGAGATAGCTCCTGGGTAAATATCAACTGGGATATCCTTCCTATTATTCCTAAGTTCAGACGTATAGCAATCGCTACTTTATCTAAGGCAGACTACACAATTGACATTGACGCAATTGACCCGCTTGCGCAAGATGATAAGGATAAATTCTATGCAGATAACGCTGCAAGAATCGCCTTGCGTCAAGAGTTTGAAAAGCAGGGTCTTGATAAAGATATGATTCCTCCTCCAGATGCTGATTTGGCCACTATTAAGGAGCTAGATATGTATATGGAGTATTCTTACAAACATCGTATGGCTACCGAAATGGAGCAGGCTATCGAAGTTGTAAATACGCAGAATAATTTTGATTCAATAAGAGATATATTAATTCAGGATACTCACGACTACGGAATCTGCTGCACAAAAGATTTGTTTGACGCAGCAGGAACAATCAAAATCCGCCGCGTGAATCCAGCGAATATGATTATGTCTTATTCTACATCTCCTACGTTTGAGGACGTACAATATATTGGAGAAGTAGTTGAGATGACAATTGCCGACTTAAAAGATATTGCTGGAAATCAGATATCTGAAATGGAGTACGAAAGTATTGCAAAGAAATATGTTGGCAAAATTGGAAACCCAGGAGTTTTGAAAGACGTAAACAATGATTACGAAAGAAACTATGATGGGTTCCGCGTTAAAGTTCTTGACTTAGAGTTCTTTTCGACTAATAGTATTATACTAGAAGAGAGAATTAACTCTAAGGGCAATGTGGTTGTAGGAAGGGCTGCAAAAGCGAAAGCTAACCGTAGCGACAAAAAATATACAAAAACAGATTACAAGGTAGTTTATCAAGGTAAATGGGTTGTAGATAGCGATATATTCTTCGATTGCGAGCTTCAAACAAATATGAAGCGTGCAAAGAACTCTATGACAGATGCTATGCTAAGCTACCACGTAGCAGCCCCTGATATTTATCAGATGTCAACTTACTCAATTGGCCAACAAATGAAGCCAATTGCAGACCAAATTCAAATAGCTTGGTATAAGTTGCAGAACGTAATCTTAAGAGCGCGTCCTCGCGGTATTATGATTGAGCTTGGTGCATTGGAAAATGTTCCACTTGGACGCGGAGGCCAGGCTTTAAAGCCAATGGAGATTATTGACTTATATAATCAAACTGGTAACTTGGTGTATCGTAGATTAGATGACCAAGGGCAAGCAAGTAACTATAAGCCAATTGAAGAACTTGATAACGGTATTGGTAATGAGGCAACTCAATATTTTAATATCATTAATCAAAATATTCAATTGTTGCGTGAGATTATTGGATTCAATGAGATTACAGATGGCTCTACACCAGACCCGCGTACACTAAATGGTGTGGCTAAATACGCTTCTGAGTCAACAAATAACTCATTAGACTTTATTAAGCGTGCTGTTCGCGGCCTCATTGAGCGTTTGTCTTATAGCTTAATGATTCGTATTCAAGATTCAGCAGAGTATGGTAATATTAAAGGGTATATTCGCTCTATAGGAAGCTCATCTGTTGAGTTCTTTAAGTTAGACCCAAGTATTTCAGCATACGAACTTGGGCTTTCTATTACATCTAAGCCCACCGAATTTGAGAAAGAAAAACTAGCTAGGCGAGTAGAGCAAGCAATCCAATCAGGTCAAATCACTTTAGCTGACGCTATGATGGTTGAAAGACTTGATAATATGAAATATGCTGAATTAATGCTTGCTTACAGAATAAAGAAGAACCAAGAAGATGTTCAGAAGCGTTCACTTGAAGCTCAGGAAATGAATGCTAAAGTACAGCAAGAATCTGCTTTGGTAGCAGAGCAAGCTAAGCAGCAGACAATTCAAATAGAAACTGAGGCTAAATTATTGGTACTTCAAAAGGAAAAAGAGCTTGATATGCAGATTATGTTAGCAAAGCTTAATCAAGAAGCTCAGATTGAAGAAATGAAAGCTAGTAAAAAGGTTGATGCAGCCAGAATAGAGGCTTCTTCTCGTGAATATATCGCGGAAATGAAGAAATCTATGATGGATGTAGGAAAATCTAAAAAATAGTTTATAGATTTGTGCAATTAAACCAAACAATAAAATGGCAGAGCCTATTAATTTAGATGAGCTGATGGATAAGCCGTCTGCTTATGAAACAAGTGAGCCGACAGATTCTGATAACACAGGATATGATTCGGCAGCAGATGACACTGCATTTGAAGATACGCCAAATACTGATTCACAGGAAGATGTGGATACGGGTGGTGTTAACGATGAATATGAAGGAACAGAAGAGTCTGTGGAATCATTTGAGAATAAAGCTGATGCGGCTGCCGACGAAGGTAGCAATTCAGTGGAAACTACTGATGAGCCTGCGGTGACTGTTTCTGAATATAAATTCAAGGACGACTTCATTAAGAAGGCGGTAGAGTATTACGAGAAGTATGGAACTCTTTCGCCCTATTTAGAAGAAACGAACACGGATTACGATGCAATGGACGACATCGATATCTTAAGAAAGCAATTCGACAAGGAAAATGCTGACTTAAGCGAGAAAGCCAGAGCAAAGTTATTCGAACGTCAACTTGAAAAGTATAATATAGATTCTTATGACGAAGATGATTTGGAGGTAGGACAAGCTTTGCTTAAGCGAGATGCGAGCAAAATTAGAGCCGAACTTAAAGAGCAGCGTGAGCAGTTCTTGTCAAGCATTAAGCCAGAAGAATCGCAAGAATCACAGATTTCGCAAGAAGAGCTTGAGGCCAAGCGCGTAGAAGCCAGAAAAGCTGTAGAAAGCGGAATCTCTAGTGTTATAAAAGACAACTACATCAAAGTAGAGGCAAATGGTGATGGAATAAATTACCAAATTCCAAACAAAGATATTGTTGTTGATTATGCGCTAGATTCAGCGAAGTTTTTATCGACTTTCGCCAAAGATGGACAGATTGATTGGGAGAAGTGGACCAAGGTTGTTGCTTTTGCAGAAAACCCGACTCTATTTACTTCAGAGTTAATTAAACACGGTAAATCGTTAGGCAGAAAGGCAATGGAAGCTGAGTTGAAAAACGTAGCTCCAATGAACAAATCGAGAGAGGCGATGCTAGACCCAGAGTTTGACCACCCTCACGAAAACCCGATTGAGTTCTTAAGAGCTATGAAAGTAAAAAAATAGCTTTTAATTTTTAAACATTTACTACAATGGCAATAGGTGCTGGTAATATTGACAGAAGTTTTTTGTCAACAGTAACGTTCTCTAACACATTAGAGCAACGCGACATCTTGAAAGATGTTTTGGATTTATATGATGAGGAAACGTCGATGTTAGACGTGATGGACTGGACTGGTCGCGCGAAAGCTGCTGCTCAGACTGAGTTCTTCCACGTTGTTAACGATTTCTTATATGCAACTGCTTCAGTTAAGACCACTACTACAGCTGGTTCTGCTGGTGCTTCTGCATCTATCGTATTAGAATCAGACGAAGGAGTTACTCCTTTGGTTAATGAGTTGGTATTGTTCCCTAACGGAGTTGTTGGTTTCATTTCTGCAGTATCTTCTGATACTGACCCAGTTTTGACTGTTAAGCCAGTAAACTCAGGTGACATTATCCCTGCTGTTACAGATGGAGATAAATTATCTTTCTTCTCTAACGCATACGCAGAAGGAACAGGTTCAAACAAGATGCGTAAGAGCAACTTGATTAAGCGTTCTAACAAGCTTCAAATCTTCAAAACTAAGACATCTATCACAGATATCGCTCACGGTTCTAAGATTGAAGTTGACTTCAAAGGCAAGCCTTACTACTTCTTAAAGCAACAACACGATGCGTATTTGAAGCACCGTATGGACGTATTATATTCAATCTTGTTCGGACGTGAGTCTGCAGGCTTGACTGATGCTGCTGGTAACGCAGTTAATACAACTCGTGGTCTTCGTGACACAATCGTTAATGGTGGTGGTATTTCTTCTGCAACAGCTTCTGCAAATACTATCTCTTTAGATGACTTGAAAGCTTTATCTCGTTTGATGGATGCTTCTCGTTGTCCTTCAGAGTATTTCTTGTGGGCTGGTGCTGACTTTGATAACGAATTTGATTCAGATTTAACTGCAATCACTCAATTCGTTAACGGTGGTATCCAATACGGTGCATTCGGTGGAAGCAAAGAAAAAGCTTTGGCTTTGGGAATTGATTCATTGAAAGTATTCGGACGTACATTCCACAAGAAGCGTTTGAACGCGTTGTCTCACCCACAAGTAGCTGCTGCTGCAGGTTACACTCAATTCGTTGACGAAGCATATTTAGTACCAGCTAACAAAATCAAAACCGAGCAAGGTGGTGGTATGTTAGACCGTATGATGATTCGTTACCTTGAGTTCCCAGAAGGTGGCAACTCTCGTTTCCGCGAAAAAATGTTAGGTGGTTTAGCTCCTATTCCAACTAGCGATACTGACACTTTAGACATTGTTTACACTTCAATCGAAGGTCTACAAGTTGTAGGTGCAGAGCATTTCGTGAAGTACGAAATCTAGTAAAACTTAAAGGGGGAGAGAAATCTCCTCCTTTATTTTAATTTAAACCAAACAAAATCAAAAAATATGAAAGCATCAGAGTATAATCTGTTCTCATCTACAATGTCTCGCCGATTAAAACCAAACGAGCGAGCTACCTATCGAATTTTAAATGTAAAGCCAGACCCAGATAACTATAATAAGTTTATCATTCCAGCTGCCTTGCAAATTCCATCAACTGATATTATTTGGGACGAATCTAAAAAAGACTTCGTTACAATTGCTTGTATTCAACGTACAAAGAATGATGGGGACCCAATCTTCGAAAGCATTATTTTTGAAGGTCGAAATATGGGATATGTCTTCTTAAATGGAAACAATCCAGCAGACCAGCGTATGTTCCAATTTATGGAATTATGCAACTACAACTTGTCTAATGAAAGTCGCAATCAAGAAGTTGAACCATTATTTCAGCGAATTGATACTAAGAAAGATGCTATTAATGAGCGTGCTATGCGTAAATTAATCGTTAAGGCCGTTAATAAAGCGCTAGATTTAGATGACCAAACTGCAAAAGAAGTTGCTTCGGCCCTAGGAATTGATGCTTCTTCTATTGAAGAAATCAGAAATAGCCTAGAAGACTATGCGGGAGATTGCCCAGAAGACTTCTTAGAAGTTTTAGAGCGCGCTTCTATTAGTACAGAGGCTTCGTTAAAAGAAGCTATCAAGCAAGGCTATATTAAGAATAATACTGCTGCTAGCCAATTTGAGTGGTCAGAGACAGGAAAGGAAATCTTTAAATATAAGAAAGCCGCTGGCAAGAATTATGTTAGAGAGTTAGCCGAATACCTAGAAGAAAACAATCCAGATGAGATTCAATCCATCAAGACCCGTTTAGGGGAAATCCGTTAACAGGATAGATTGTTTGGTTTCGGTTGTAAAGAGGGAGGGCATATTGCCCTCCTTTCTTTTTTTATAATAAAATATAGTATCTTTGGGACAAACATAGAATAGCTTCGAGATGCCAGCAAATTTCAGCATAAAGTTTATTGTAAACGAAAAGACTCAGACTAGAGTTTTACGGCTCACGCATACTGTAACAGACTTTGTATTAACAAAAGGTAACTTTTCTGTTACTTTCCCAGACGGGTCCACAAGAATAAAAACAGACTTTACTAGCCCAGATTTAACATCGCCTGGCGCATTTATTGATATTGCGGCTGTATTAGATACCAATAATAATATTATTACTGGCAACTATAAGATAGACTTTGTTGCTATAGACAATGCGTCTGCAGAAAAGAGCGCTCAAATATCCTTTGATTTCAATTGGGCTAAGCCAACTAATTCTATATTAAACTTGTCGGATGTACTGATACCTGAAGTAAAATTCAAGGACAACGCATCTTACTCGCCAATAGGAAGTTTTACTGGTACTTTAAATAGAACACTTTCTGCGTCATTCCCATCTACTTCAGAGGCTGCTGGTAATTCAGCTGTATCCACCGTATCATCTAACACGATTGATATTGTTAGTTCTGGCAAATATTATGACGGGACTTATAATCCATCTTCAGATGTAACTGTAAACTATACACACTCGAGCGATAGCCGAATTACTATTCAATACATTGAGTTATTCACAAAAACATTCTTAATAAAGAAGTGCCCAACTCAACTTGAGTTAGTTCAGAAGATAAATAACTATAGAGAGCTCATAGATGGATATAAAGACAAAAATGATACTCAGTTTAATTTATTAAGCGAGCAATATGATTTAGTAATAGCTCTATATACCCACATAATCACAAGATACGAGACTTCTACGCAAGATGGCTCGGAGCCTATATTAAGAGAGTTATTATCTATCCTTGAGCCTTATAGCACATCATATACTCCACAGCTAACAAGAATGCTTCCGTTTGAACTTGCTTCTACGGGCTCAAACTCGTTTAGTATATCTGACGGAACGAATACTGACCAAATACCACTTGGAAGTATTCTTACATTGTCTTCAGGTAATCCAGCATTAACTATTGGTGTTTCTAATAATTTAGTCACATATACGCCTACATTTGGTACAGCTATTAACACATTTGCGCAAGGAAATGATTCGCGCTTCCATAATGCTGTAACCATTGGTACGTCAAATGGTCTTTCTTTGGCTTCTCAGGTACTTTCTCTAGCTGCGGCGACATCAAGTACATCTGGAGCGATGAGCGCGGCTGACAAGTCAAAACTCGACGGTATAGCTGCTGGTGCAAATACAGGTACGGTAACAAGTATTGGAATTTCAGTTCCTTCTGCTTTTACGGTTAGTAATTCTCCTGTAACAACTAGTGGAGTAATTAATATTTCAGCTACAGGTAATCCGCTCCAATACATTACTGGAGCTGGAGCTTTAGCTACATTAAATACAGGCGCAGTTCCTGAAAGTGGTAATTTATACTTCACAAATACTCGTTCTCGTTCTGCAATCTCTGTATCGGGTAGCTTGTCTTATGATTCTGGAACAGGTATTATTTCATATACTACACCTAGCGAAACAGACCCTGTATTTACAGCATCGGCTGCGTTTGGAATCTCTTCTACTAATATCAGTAACTGGAATACAGCTTACGGATGGGGTAATCACGCATCGGC